ATGTCGATTCTTTGCGCCGTGCCATGTTCTTCAAGTTGCATTGGGTTTGGGCTGTGTCCATCACCACTTCTGTCGCGGTTTTTGCTGCCTCTCCACCCGTCAAAAAGGCAAGGCTCATCCGATCCATCGACCCTTCGAGCTTCTCAATATCGCCTTGAGTGGCAGCGATCGCCGTACCAGTTGGTTCCGAAAAGTAAAATTTGCCCCCCGTAGGCACATCAACCACAGAGTTGGGACCAATGATTAAGCGTGGCATGAGCGGTGTCGGTTGCCCTGGCGTGGGTGACGGCGCTTTCATCCCCTCACGAACGGGCACAGGCAGGTTGCACTTGTGGCTGACCTCGTTCAAGCCCGATCGCTTCTGATAATGCTCAATGTTTAACTGAGCCAAGTTGAGAAAGGGCGGCTGACTCTCAAACCACTTGCTATCGCTGACGGAATACCAAACAAATGGCACTGCTTCTAAGCCCGTAGCACCCGACATTTTTGGTACGAGCTTCTTCTGATACTTGCCATCTACCTGTACCAGCTCGTAAACATCAAATCTGCCCGGAGTTAGCACACGGTAATACGTTTTGGCTTCCACACCAAAATCACCCACTGCTACCAGATGATTTTCTCGAATCGTGAGCCGCTGCAAGAACGGTTTGCCTTTCTTATAGGTGATGCTCCAATTCAAAATGTTACGCCGATCGACTGCTACCAGATAAGGACGCAGCCCAAAGTCTTGCTCATCCGCCGAACTTTGAATGAGTGGCTTGCCGTTCTCGTCGGTTGGTTCTGGTGGAAACTCAACCAAAATACCCACGCCACCATCCCGCAGGACGGTCTCATCCTGGTCAGTAAAAAACGATTCAATGCTGCTGCCTTGCAGATCAATATCGTCTCGCGCTGCGTCGATCGACGGTGCCACATCATCCGATAGCACAAATGCTGATAACAGCCCTGCATGACCTTTTAGCGCTGGTTTAAAGCGCGAGTCAAACTGTGTGCGAGCAAGACGATTTTTGTAGGCGGCAGGTGGCTCCGCCTCTTCTTTGGGCAAATAGTTTGCTTTGCAGTCCTTTAGCTCCTGCCACACATCCCAAACGATTTGCAGTTCGCCTGCTGCGTCGAGATAAGTAGGATGCAGAAAAGAGGGCAGCGCTGGGTCTTTGGTAATGGCGGGTGGAAGGGGATTCATGCCCCTTTAGTTCCCACCCCAAGTAAACTAGGTCAAACGATCGACTACCTCAGTGAAGCCCGCAACCGTATTGGATTTGGATACTAAAAAGCCGTCCAGCAAGGACGGCTAGAAAATGGCCCCTCATACAGTGGTTCGTTTGCGCTTAGGGGGTGGATTGTTATCAGGCTCAGACTCCGTTTCTGGCTCAGATGTAGTAGTGCTCACGCCTGGTAGTGACAAATTGTTTTCAATCAACCAACCCTTTAAGCAATCTACAGTCCGCTTCTGAATTAAGCCCCGCCGCTCTAGCTTCGTCCCTAATTTGTCAAGTACGGCAGAGCAACTGGAACACTCAGGCTGAATGGCTAGATATTCCACAATCATCAACCCGTTTTCATCAAGTGGTTCCGGTGGTGGCTCAACCACAGCCGCACCCACGATCGACGCAAAAGCCGCTTGCAGGTCAGTGGCATCAAGTTGAGCCGAGGCTTTTTTTTCGTCGTTCAGAGCATCAAAGTTGGGAAAATGAACCAGGATCGGCTCTTGACCGGGAACGCGCATAATCCCCTGACCGCTAGAGATGAGTTGCCCCGTTTCCGGGTGGGTGGCTGGAGCCAGCAACTCAATTTCAACCAAGCCAGCCTTCTTGAGCCGCGCGCCACGACGCAGCCCAACGAAATCCAGTGTCTTGTCATGTGCCACGAACAGCGGCGGCTGCATCACCTTCCGCGATTCGGTCAAGCAGCAGAGTGAAAAGTCATGCAGCACGGACTTGATTAAGTTGTGGTACCAGCTACTCATCTCCTCGCAGACCGGGGAGACAACCCGCTTTTGCTCCACTAACAACGCCTGGTATGCGTTCTCGCCTAGCCCGGAATCACGGAACTCTTCATAACGGTTTTTGTTTTCGCCCAAATAAGCGCGTAAACGATCATGGATCGCGTCGTAATCCAAACCCGCGCCAACGACTTCGCAGCCGTCCCACTCGACCGTAGAGCCATGTGGGTTCAAGACATACACTGTTTGTCCATCGGCACGTTTTTGCCGCACGATTTCCCGCGCGAGGGAAGATTTGCCTGACCCTTGTGGACCCCAAATGAGCAGCGGTCGGTAGCGCAGCACCGGGAAGTAGTCAGCGAGAGGGAAGCTCTCTGCGTCCGGGGGGAGCGATGGCTCGGCTTCCTCCTCTGCCAGTGCTTCTAGGGATGAGGGGGGAGGAGAGGGAAGGGGAGATAACCAGCGGTTCTTAACTTCAATCGGATCAGCGGCAGTGCGTTCGTTGATTACCTTGCCGAAGTCAGGGATGGGATACCACAGCCGATCGCGTTTCTTGTAGCCAGCCGCATAGCCAAGCTTGAAAACGCGATGATCCGCTGTCATCACTGGGGCTGCAAAGGCAGAGTTTGAGCCATCAGCAAACGCCAGGTTGGACGGCGTAGCGAGGGTGACAACGTTAAAGGAGTCGGCAGCGTCTTTTGAGAAGCCCAAGTTGCCTACCGAGCTTTGGGGCACAACAAGCCAGACCCAAAAACCACTCGCCTGGAGCATTGAGGCAGAATGAACCGCCCGATCGACGAGCCAGGTGTTGAAGCCGCGACTGTCGCCCGCAAAGAGTACGGGATCGACTTGGCTCATTCTGATGGGAGCGGTCAGCGTGTACAGCCGGGGGAACTCGTCTAACCCCAGGATCGTGGGGTTTTTGTGGTCACGCTCCAACTCGGAAAACTCCTGAATGAAGTGATAGATCGAGCGCACGGTCGCAAGCAAGTCTGGAGCATCCAGATTTGGATTGTGGTACTGGTCGCAAGTCTCCCAGTACCAGTCTTCGTGACGGAATTGTTTAGGGGTCAGCCACCAGATGCGAATGCTTTCGATCGTCGGGTGTTTTTTATCTCTCACCATCGTTTGCAGGCAACGAACTGCTCCAGCGACTAACGCCCCCTTGCCAGTCCGAACCGGGGCGCTCAGAAACAGACTCTTGGGGTCAAGGGCGATCGCGTCGATCAGAGACATCGACGCGATGCCGCCATCAACCGGAGCATCGGCGGGTGGGATGCCACCAACGTCGAGCAGGGTTGATGAGGTAGCAGTGTCCTCGACTGTGCCTGCTGTGGTAGCCTTCACATCCACTGTCTTGGCGGCTAGTGCAGCGTCAGCGGCTTTCTTCTCGGCTCGTTGCTTGAGTGCGGTTTTAATGTCGGGTGGGGTCGTATCGATTTCGCAGGCTTCCAGATAGTCGAGGGCGCTGCCACTCAGGGGCTTGCCATCGTCCAGTGCCTCTTTGAGTTGCGCCAAGACAACATCCTGTCCAACAAGATCGGTGAGTTTGAGGAGTTGTCTGTCATTTAAGAGAGGGGCAAAATTGCCCGATTCGCGCATATAAGCTGCCGCGCTGCCGCTGGTGACTGCCCGTTTAACGGCGACAAAAAAGAGTGGCGTGGAGAGGGCTGCTGCCGCTGGGAAGCCGAGTGGTCCCACCAGTGCGCCGAAGACGCACAACCCAAAGAGTAGGAAGGTCGTGTTGGATTGGGTAGCCGAGCCAGCCGCTGCCTTTTCCAGCGCCTCAAGCTCGACTGCCTGATCCTCAGTGATTGGAACGATTTTAGTAGATTGCATGGCACCCCCTAGTTGGTTGCGGTCGAGCGGCGTGTCTTCACCCATTGCCAAACCACAATAAAGAGGATGAGTGCGATTTCAAAGGCAAAGAGCATGAGGATGAGCTTGGTGAGATTCTTGCCGTCGATGCGGCTCCAGAGTCCAGCACTCAGCGCAAAGAAGAAGTCACCGATGCTTCTCGCGGGTGGGTAAAGCGAGAGTCCGATCGCTGCGTCAAACGCATAGGCTCCGAGCGAAAACAAGCCAGCCCACCGGATGAAAAAGTACGGGATCTTGTTCGCTTTCTTGGCAATCTGCCGAGCGGGTCGATCGGCGTTGCCAGTGATTTGGAAGCGAGAGGTTTGGGCGTTGCTGACTGCGCCTGTCAGCGCTCGGCGGTCAAGCGACACTAGCAACCACAAGATTTGAAGGGTCTGGATCATTGCCCAAACCAGGATGCCCACGATCGTCATGATCAGGCTCGACCAGGCATTGACGATCGCGCCGATAAGGGGGAGATCTTGGAGCCAGTTGGGAGAGTCATCGCCCAGCATTTTCACTAGCTGCACATAGGGACCGATGTTCAACCACGAAACATAGGTCAGGGCAGCAATTAAGCCGCTGAGTAGAACCCAAGAAGCAGCGCGCAATGCCCAACTGTCCTCATACGCAGCCCTGACGTTTGAGCCGTGTTTCTGGAAGCGATCGCGCCACTGCTGACGGTTGGATGTCGTTTGGTTGCTGCTGGTCATGGGTGGTTCCTCTGTTGTTTCGGTGCCAACGTGCTGGCGGGTATTCTGTTTGAGTTGGAAAATTACTTGCGGGTCGTTGTGGTCGCCCAACACACGGTTGTTTTTGTCCTCGATCCACATCGGATCTTGGTGAAGCGCGTGGTGACAGGTTCCGGGTTTGTCTGCCCGACCGCACACCGCGAAGACATCTTCCAGGGGTTTGGCGCTGTCGCCTAGTGCTTCTCCCGTTTCGATCCATGAGCCTTCGATGGCGTAGCGTACATGGTGGGCTTGCGTCTCCTCCCAGTCGAAAAGGTTGCCGCACCAGGCGCAGCGCACAAACTCACCATCTTCTGTTCTGACTGATTGCAGTTGCTTGGTCCTTTTGCCGATCGCCGTCCAGTCGGGACCATACCGTACTGACCAGTCATACGGTTTTGATGGTGCTTGTGTCATAGGGTATTCCTCACAAAGTCAATCACTTGATAGGGCAGCGCATCGATGAGATGTAACCCTCGGACATCCTGTTCGCCCAAGTGCCAGAGTCCGTTAATCCCCGCTGGCATGAGCAGCCATTCGCGATCGGTGCCGGTTGCCATTAGTAGGGTAGAAAGCTCGGTGTAGTTCATTTGAGGACTGCTGCGCGTTGAGCACGGACACGTTGCATTGCTTGGCGTACTAGGTCCAGGTTTGTGGTAGCCGCGATCGTCTTCACGACTGGGATGCCACGATCGTTGAGTTCAAGTACAGACGAGTTGCCGTAGGCATCGCACACGGTTGATCCGGCTGGCAAGAGGGCAGACAGGGGGAGCTTATGCGCCGGAGTGCCCCGGAACAAATGCGCGACATTGCCATCGACAACGGGCGAGTCAGTGGTTAGAACCTTGTATCTTTTGTTGTCGTCGAAGGACAACACCATCTCGCAGCCGCTGCGGTAGCGTTCAGCCGCGATCGGCTCCAGCATCTTTTGTTTTTCTTGCAGCAGTGTTTGCTGCTCAACTTGGTACTGGTTGCCAGCGGCGATCGACCGAGTGATAGCAGACCGATTCAAGCCAGCGGCGATTTCGTCTCGACACAAAAACGCGATACCGATGCCGACAAGTATCATGACTGCCTCTGTCGGGTTGCGTTTGATCCATTTGACTAAGTGCATGAAAAGGCTCCTAAAAAGGGGTAGGGGGCAGGTAGGTAAGCTAAGGTTCATCCTCGTCTTTTGAGCTTTTTAAGGCGCTTGCAAAGACAAGAAAAATGCCGATCGAGCCACTGAGAAAACCGCTGAAAGCGTATTTGTCTTTTCGGTAAGGATTGGTCATCAGCGCAGACGTAGCAAAGCAAAGCAGTGTGAGCAACAGCGCAATGCCAAATAGGTTGTGTAGCTTCATCGTTTCCTCCTGAGTTGTCTGTCTGTTGCTCCACCTGTCTGCCTGTCTGCTACCCAAAAACTGTGAATAAAGCTCCTAAAAACAGTCTTGCGGGGTTGGTTTGGTAGCAACAAAGCTCGACAGACAGACAGGTGGATAGGTGGGACGTGGACGCTGTGAGCTAATAATCCAGAGGCAGGCGATCGCTCCTCCAATGGCGAGGAGGACTAGGACTTTCCCAGGTCTTGCAATGCTGCTAAGGACTGCTGCAAAGCATCGGTTTCGCTGGTCTGAGCGGTGTCAATCATGTGAGCCTGTTGCTGATAGAGCCGCTTCTCTAGGTGCAACTCAGCCGCCTTCTTAGCGATCTTCTCTTTCGCCTGTCGCGTCTGGCTAAGCTTAATTTCACGCTGCTGGATGTCTTGCTGCATCGCGTCTGTAATCAGATCGGCAGTTTGCAAAAACTGGTTAGCAAGTGCTAGTGGGTCTTCTAACTGCACTGATTCGTCATAACGCAAACCGCCAAGAGTAAACGCCTGTGGCAATTGTGGATTACTCAGAATGATCTGATGATTACCTGGCTCGACCGTGATTTCAGGTGTTTCTACCGTCGGCTCCAGGTCGAATTCATGGAGCAAAGTGCTGAGATCAACGGGTGTGAGTCCGTCTGCCGTCTCAAGTTTTAGTTCCTGGCAGCGACGGTAGACGGTGGACTTAGGAAGGTTGTGGTCTTTGCAAAACTTGGTTAGCGAGGTTTTCATGATGGTTTTGTGAAAGGCTTACGGGAACTTGGTTTGCAAAATTTGGAACGGGTTGGAACACGATTTTCTCGTTTCACACTTAGGAAACTCAGTTCCTATCGCGTTCCAAGGGCGTTCCATGCATGAGATCAAATTACCACAAATATCCCATATCTGGCACTAATAAGGGATGAAATAGGAATAGAATTGAGCAGACAGCTTTAGCAGGTAACAATGGTGGAAGTTTCAGCGGCTGGATTAATGGCAACCAAAGATGACAGACCTCGCATTGCCTCGCTCGGCGAATGGTACGAAGACTTATTAGCTGTTGACTCCGCTGTCAACGGGCGATCGGAGGCGCAACAGGGCACAAGCCTACTCTGCGCCAAACTCCAGGAACGGGAAGAGAGAGTAAAAATGCGAGTGCGCTACTTGGCGAGCAAGCGGGGTCTGACTTTTGAGGAGATGTGGCTGCAAATCTTGAAGGGCGAATATCGGAAGCTTTCACCAGGCGAACTACAGGATTTGCAAGAGATTGCGCCATTTACTGAGTAGGCATAATCCCAGCACAGCAAACAGGCAGAGGCTTTGCCACCCAACCAAACACAAGCCGAGTTGGAAGTTGCAGCCATAGTTAAATTTTTGCGTCTCTTACTCTGAGAGCGTGGCAAAGCGGTCTTGTACAAGTGTTAGAGACCTGTTCAAAGAGCCTTAGAGTGCCATGAAAAGTAAAAGCTAATTCTCACTATTTACTTCTGACTGATGCTCAACCCTTGCTCATTTAATCAAGTTTCTTTTTATGTGCGCTCGCCAAGTTCCATTAAACTCCCAACACCCACAGAACTAACTTGCCTTTCCCACCAACCCAGTTATGATCAGAGCAACAACGTTGAGCAACTTACTATGCTTGCTACCCAAATTCTTACCGTTGATGAGTTTCTCCAGTTGGAGGACGACCAGTGCATGTATGAACTGGTTCGGGGAGCGTTAATAAGAATGCCAGAACCATCTGATTTGCATGAAGCCATCGTGCAGTTTTTGAACGTAGAGTTCACGATCGAGGCACGGCGAGCCAAATTGAACTACAGCCTGCGACAACGCAACGCACTGCTAATTCCAGAAGCTATCGATCTAAAATCAGCGAGACGACCTGATTTGGCGGTGATTGACAAGCCGATTCGTTGGCGTGAAAGCGAAATTGAGCAAGGGATGCGTACAGTTCCACACTTAATCGTTGAGGTTGCTAGTTCCAACTGGAGCAATGACCTGATCGAGAAACAAGAAATCTATGAGGCGATGGGTGTACCAGAATATTGGATTGTCGATTATCGAGGCTTGATTCCAGCCAAGTACTGCGATCGGGGTAAAGGTAAGAAAGTCATTGTTTTGCGCCTGCTCAACGGAGAATATCAGCGCACTGAGTTCATTAATGATGAGCTTATTCCGTGCCAAACTTTTCCCGACTTAGTACTGACTGTGGATCAAATTCTTAGCCCAGCGTGAGCAGATCGCTATGATCCCTTTACAATCGAAGCTGTAGCGCTTGAGAACCAAAGCATGAACAAATCAGAGCTAGTCGATGCCATTGCTCAAAAAGCTCAGGTCACAAAGAAGGATGCTGATACTGTCTTGACGAGTGCCCTTGAAGCCGTTATGGAAGCGGTATTGGCTGGAGAGAAAGTAACCCTAGTGGGCTTTGGCACCTTTGAGCCACGAGAACGGCAGGCACGCGAAGGGCGCAACCCCTCCACAGGCAAGCCTATCCAAATCCCAGCAACCAAAGTGCCCGCCTTCTCAGCCGGGAAACTGTTCAAAGAAAAAGTTGCGCCTGAGAAATAGCCATCTAGATTGATAACTTTTTTACCTCGCTCTTTTCCGCCTCCAAATTACTGGAGGCTTTTTCATGACAACAAGCGCTTAATATGGTTTCAAAATGATTTCATTCTGATACTATGCAATCAACGACAGCACGATTTTCGGATGAAGAGTACGAAGCGCTCGTTGCGATCGCCGAACAACAAGAGCGATCACAGAACGACATCATCCGCGAGGCACTGCGAAGCCATCCAGATATTCAGGCATATCTCAAAGCTAAGAAGGCTACACCACAGAAGCCAGCCTAACGTCGTGCAAACTGCCCTCCTATAGGACTAAACCCAATGATTCGAGTCATTGCCGTCGCCAACAATAAAGGCGGTGTGGCAAAAACTACGACAGCGACGCATCTTGCCTATAAACTATCGTTTTCTGGTGAAACGATTTTGGTTGATGCCGATCCTAACCGCTCATCGATCGCCTGGGCATCCAGAGCCGAGAATCCGTTCCCCTGTAAAGTCATCACTGAAATGCAACTAGCTGGCTTACGGGGCACCTTTCAATATGTGGTTACTGACACCAAGGCGCGTGTCGAACGTGACGACCTGAAAGACTTGATGGAAGTAAGCGACCTCATCATTTTGCCTAGTCCCCCTAGTGGCGATGATTTGCGCGTCACAGCGAACACGGCACTCCAACTTAGTGACCTGGGCAGCACTAAGCATAAAGTGCTGTTGACCAAAGTACCAACCAACGCTGGTTCCACTGATGAGCTAGGGGCAAGAGAGTTTTTGGCGGATAAAGGTGTGCCCGTCTTTAAAGGCAGGATTCGGCACTATACAGCCTATGGCAAAGCCTTTATTGCTGGGGTGCCCGTATGTCTAGTCAAGGGCGATCGCTACGCCAAAATTGCTTGGAGCGACTACGAAGCAGTCATCAAGGAGGCGTTGAATGGGCAAGTTTAGTTCTTTACGAGATTTGGTCGTTGAGCCTGTACCCACAGAAATTACGACCAATGGCAACCTGGAAGAAGCACTGCAAAAAGCTGAGGCAACACGGCAAAGAGTCTCGCTGAAAATCATTCACCGTAGCCGCTTTCAAAAATATCCGCCAGCTACAGCCGATATTGAAAAAATCAGACCGAGCATTGCAGCGCTCGGTATCCTTGAAGATCTCTTAGTTCGTCCCCATCCTGACCTTCCTGGAGAGCTTGAAATCCTAGCAGGGCATACTCGCTATGAAGTTGCACTGCTCGAAAAATTGAATGACGCGCCGATCAAAGTCTTTGATGCCTCTGATGAACAGGCAGTGGAAATCGTTACCGCCACCAACTTGCAACGTCGGGTCTTAAACCCGATCGCGGAAACCGATGCCATCCTAGAGCTGCTCTGCGTCAAGCTCAAACGATCCCGTAGCGAAGTCCTTCAGTTGTTTTACCAGCGGAGCAATAATACGAACAACGTTGTTCGTACTCCAGAATGGCAAATGATTGAAACGGTTTTTGAAACCACGACACGCATCAGTCCAGAGACTTTTAGGGTTCAGCGAGTACCCCTGCTCAAACTGCCAACTGAGCTTTTAGAAGCCGTGCGGCAAGGGCAATTAGAGTATACAAAGGCGAGGGAGATCGCCAGAGTGCCTGACGTTGATGAGCGTCAACGCATTCTTGATCAAGCGATTGCGGAGGGATTATCCCTCACCCAAATCCGCCAACTGATAGCACCCTTACTGCCCAGCAAGCCCCCCAGCAATGGCTTCAAAGCAAAAGCTACCCAAACACTGCAACAACTCAAAAAGGCAGATCTCGACCCTGCCAGGATGCAACAGGTCAATGAATACCTCGATCGCATTCAGCAACTTATTGACGGCTGAGGGAATACCGGAGCAGCCTTTTCACTTCTGCTCATGCAACCCTTCTCCCTCTTGATGGTTCAGTTCAGCACTGAACCAAATGCCCAGCCGCCCGATCGCAAAATTGCCGAGGGTGTCGTACTGCCCAACGGCACCTGCCGAGTAACCTTTCTCAACCGCGCCATCAAAAGCCCACAAATTTATCGCACGATCGACGAACTACAACTCGTCCATTGCGGCGAAGGCAGCAAAGTTAAGCTAGCGTTTGAGCCATAATCAACATATTCAACACTCGCCCAGCGCCCCTCCGTGGGCGTTTTTTATGCGGCAAGCTTGGCTCAGTCCCTCTAAATCAAGATAACCATCGACTACTGTGCCAGAAGCCAAAAGATTGACATACAGCACCAGTGCAACCTCTGCCTCTAGCCGTGCGGCAAGGCGACTAAAATAGTCAATTTCAGACGGCAGCAAATGAGTTGTCTCCGCATCACGAAAGCGATGAATCTGCTGCATTAATTGCACCAGCAGCGCATTGCCATCAGCACACACTAGCAGAGCCTCAGCGAGCGCTTGTAAGTCAGCGCGACTAAACAAAAAAGGCTGGAGTTTAATTTTCACGACCTTTATATTTTGGCGGTTGTAAAACGTGCGCCTTCCCTATTACTTCTTGCACATAGGCTTCTAGCCAGATAATCCAGTCAATATGCCGGATCACGTCCTCCCACGTATTTCTGTCGTGCCGATAATCTAACTTGAGTAAGCGCTTGGCAATTACCGCGACGATTTTGCGGGCGTAGCCATTTTCGCCAGCCCAGGCGAAGGTAAGTCCCTGGAGGTCGCAGACGATAGCGTGGCTGCACTCAGTAGTAGTAAAGCGGTGCACGCGCCCATCGCGATCAACCCTCTGTTTGGTTGCAGCCCGACTGACCCAAGCCACGAGAAAAATGTGTGTCCCGTCAACATGGCTTTGATTTTCAAGTTGAGCGCATAGCTCGACCTCAAAGGCTCGTCGCCAATGACGGTAAGCAGGAGCTGCTGGGTGATTGAGCTGTTGTTGAGCGAGATCTTCTCGAATTTGTCGCAAGGAGATGAGGACAACCAGCAGATCGCTGGAGGCAGATTTGTGTACAAGTTTCCAGAAGGAAACGACACCTGGTCGATCGCAGGCGAGGGAAAACAAGGCTCCACGATCGGAGTAATACTCTTCGAGTATGAGCGGTCCGTGCTGTCCGTGCTGAAACTGGTTGCGGAACCAATTGGTAAGCTGCTCGATCCAGCCCAAAAATCCTGTTGCATTGTGCTTAGACACCGATTTGTTTCATAAGTTTGCCCACGCCGCCCCTGGTTACTTGCCCATCAATTGCTTGTAGGCATTCAAGCGATCGGTCGGTGCCAAACGCACGAGCGCCGACGCAACCGCAATCACTCCAAACCAACCAGCACCTTCCTGCCAGGTAAAATTGTCGCTATTGGCACGACGCGAAGCCGGGATGAGCAGCACCGTCAACACCGCAAACTGCACCAGAATTTCAACTGGATCAATGTGTTGCCCGAACACGCAAATCCCCCGTGCAACTGGTTTACCACGGTTTGGGCAATCATCTGGGCATAAAGAGACGGGTTCAGACATGAGCGATCGCCGATTAGTGACTCTCTAGCCTTCCCGCAGTAACAGACACAAAAAAGCGCCCCAAGAGGGCGCTACCCAGGAGGAAAACGGCTAAGACTCTAGCCTGCTAGTTGGCTCAATGCTTGGTGTAGGGTCGATCGCACCGTGGTCGGTTCCAGGTGCAACTGTTGAGCGATCGCCTTCCGGCTTTGCCGCTTAAAATAGACACCTCGAATTAATTGCTGTTCGCTGTCAGAAAGCGTGTCTAAGCGCTGCCGCAGTTGGCTCCAGGCGGCTTCGAGTTTGCCAGTTGATTCTTGCTGTACTGCAAAACTCTCTGGAGCCGCAAAGTCCAGTCCCTTGTGGTCAAGCGACATGGCGTGCTGATTGGTGATAGCCGTGCGAACCTCGCGCAATTTCGTCACCCGCACGCCCATCTCATCTGCCAGCTCCTGGTCGTTAGGCAATTTGCCTCTACGCTCAGACCAGACCCGCTCAACATTGTTAGCACTGGCGTGCAGTTCACGCCAGCGGCGAGGCACCTTAATGCCTGTGCCGTGGTCACGCAGGAAATGTAAAATCTCGCCCCGAATGTAGGGTACTGCAAAAGAACTAAACGCGATGCCCTTAGTGGGGTCAAATTTCTCGATCGCCTTCAACGCGCCACACAACCCAATTTGCTCTAGATCCTCGTAGCTCTCAGTGCAGCGGGATTTCATCCGGTGGGCGATCTCGCGCACCAGGTTGATATGCGCCATCGCCACTTCATTTCGCAGACGAGCATTCTGCACTTTAGCAACCGTGCGTTGCTTGTAATAGCTCCAAAGCTTTTCGGAAGAGTTGCGGGTCGAGGCGGCTATCATGGCTGTAAGGTAAGGCGATACGCCCATTGAGGCAGATCGCCACACTCTTTCAGCTTAGTAAGCCTACTGAAGTTTGCGTATTGCTCACGTAAAGCGACAAGAATCTAGGTCGCACTACTGAGAACAGCGTAACAAGACGCATTCTCTTGGTAAGACAAGACAATCTCGTTTGAAACACCTTTTTTGTTCACATTAGTTTTTGTCATATCTCTTTGAGCCGTACTACAGCCTCTGGACTAAAGCTGGACTTTTTGAGTCTGTAGTATGCGTAATCCGAAGGCACTTTGAGCACTTTTAGGAGGCTGAAAGTCCGATGCTGTCGTTGGTGGTTTGCCGACAGCGCAACTATCCCAGTCCAAGCGGGATATCAGCAAACCTAATGGCTTCAGGTGCGTTTCAGAGGCTCAAACGCTTGAAACCCTACGCCGAAGAGGGTTGTACAGGTTGCAGCAAGAATCTAGCGAAAATCTAGCAAAGTAAGGGTAGAATCAGAAAAATTGCTGCTCTTGACTACTGCTGCAATGTCTCAATCAAAGAATAAACCTCACTATTACTTGCAGCTTTCCTACGCCAGAGGAGCACGGCGCGAGCAGTGGTATTGGGATGGGGCAGAACTCATTCCTAAGCCTGCCCGCCATCCCAGTCATTGTGCAAAGGTCTATACCAGCAAAACAGGGGCTGTGATTGCCGCCAAAAGACTGCAAATCCATGTTGAGCGCTTTGCTGACAGAGTGAAGCAGCCAGCAGAGTTGCTCTCGCTCAAACCAGTACGTGTCACCTGGTAAGACGATGCCAACAAAAGCAAAGAAGGCAGCATCTCGCACTGTGCCGAAAATGCTCCCGCGAGAACCGTTGACCAAGAAGGCAAAAGCAGCAATTCTCAAATATGTCGAAATCAAGTTAGCCAAAAGACCAATCATGTACCTGGGAGTTGAAAAAACTCTCGAGGCAGAACGAATGCGACGAGCTGATCTATACGGATGGCTCGAAGCAAAAGGCTACCGCTGGAAACCTAAAGTTGGTTTCTGGGAAAGCGTGATAGGGGATTAACTTGCTATGCCCAAAGGAATGGTTCAGAAGTGTCGATCGTGCGCCAAGCTCTCGGCCAACGAAGCGATCGCACTGCACGGCGCTGAGGGCACTGGCTGTTGGGTGCCATCCATCTGCCCCAAACGTCGCTACTACTATCGCAACCGCGACGCGACCAATAAAAAACGCCGCAAGGGGGCTGCGAATGAGCCGATCGAACTCCTGCCTCCTACCGCACCGGCTGCAATTCTCCATCTGTACCGTGAACGGGTAGATGCACCCCTACACGCTGTTGGAGCCGAGCTATGGATCGGGCAGAAACGAAAGCAAGAAATCACCGCTGTGCATTGCTTAGGGTTAACGCCTGGACAGATTGCCACCCACTTGCAAGCCGTGTTGCAGCGGTTAGGTGAAGAGTGCGAGCGCCCGTTGGATAAGTTTGCCGCCCAAGTGGAACTACACCCTAGCCAATGCCCGATCGAGCTTTGTCCTTTGAAATTACTGGAGGGGAAGTGTTAGATGATCTCTGGCGATCACTCCCAACGAAAGCTGTAGAAAGAACCTGGTCAACTGCTTAGAAATCGATAAGAACAGCAAAATCTGTAGTGAAGGAAAGAGACAAGTGCCCCACATCTACAAACTGACTGGAACTGCCTTTGATCTTGAAAGAAGCTCCAAAACACTTTCAAAAATTGATAAAACAGGCACTTTGGAGGAAGTCGCCCGCGAGGTTGATCGATTATTTGGGCAAACGCTTCCTCTGTCCCCAAGATGGAACCCTGCACTTTCAGCAACCTTATGGATTCATGACTGCGAAAACACCAAAACATTTATCTGTTGGTATGTGGGGATTGGCAATCCAGTTTTCTGGAGAAACCACGTTTTATCTCCAGACGAACCCCAGCCATTAGCCGACGAGTTTCGCAGATTATCAGAAGACAGATCAAAGAACAAATAGACAGCCAATGTTAGATGACCTCTGGCGATCGCTCCAGACCGCGATCGCCGCACCAGATGCTGCTGAACTTGCTCCCCTGTGGCAAGCGCTAGAAGCTGCCCTAGCACCACTGCCGCAGGAAGCGCAACTGCGAGTTGCCGCCGAAGCGATCGCCCAGCTTACAGAGATCTATGCCGCGCGTGCCGATGCCATTCTCAAAACGTTGGAAGGCGGACCCGCACCCACAGAACCAGTTTTGGGGGCTGACTTTCTGGCTGGCTTAGTGAAGCAAAGCACGGCACTTAATTTGGATGCGTTGGTTGAAACTGCCCCACCCGAACGGCGATCGCGGGTGAGCCATCCGATTGATTCTGTCGCCGGAGTGATAGACAAGCAAGCCTTACTGGATGCACTAGATTCGATGCAGGCGTTGTCTATGGCTCATGCCGAAAATGTGGGTGATTGGTCGAGCACGATCGCTACTTACTTGCAACAGCATCCGGCTGTCTCACTGATGGAGGCGCAACACAGCCTTGAGATGCCCTTAGTCGAACTCTGGATTGGTGCGCTGCTCTCTGGTCAGGTCAAACTAGAGCAACGCGGCAACTTTTATCAAGCCGATAGTATATGGCTGGTGCATCAATGAAAGCTCCAAACGCTCTCACTAAAACGTTATTAGCAGCTTCCAGTTTACAAGATTGATATAGACGTTAATCCTCATCGGTAACAGCGGAATTTTCAGGCTTGAGACGATAAAGTTCAGCTTTAGGCTTTAAGCTGTTGGACATCTTGGCATAATTGCTTTCCCAAGCTGATAATATTTCGTCTTTGTACGGATGCAAGTATTTAGGTAAGCTAGTTTTCGAGTCTCCAATCGCAGTTTTAATGTGCTTTAATTCAAGGTTAATGGCTTCTTTTAAGCTAGCACCTCGTAAATCAGCAAAAATCATCATAGAGTCTTGCAAATCAGTTTTCACAAATATTGCTTGCTGCAAATCGGCTCCAACAAGTTGAGCATTGCTTAAAATACAACTAACAAAAAGTGCGCCTTGCAAATCAGCCGTAACAAAAGAAGTCTTTTGCAAATTAACTTCTTCAAATATAGCTTGCTTTAAAGTAGAACCTGAAAAGTCTACGTTTTGAAAAGTTGCTTTTTGGACAAACTCTTTAAATCTCCCTCCACTAAGATTAGCACCGCTCAAATCCAGTTCTTGCTCTATTGAATCGTCCACATAAGCATTGCATCTTCCAATAGTATTTAGAGCCGCTTGAAGGTCAGCACGAAGTTTAAAGCTTTTCTTGACCATTGCTTTTTCACGAGTAGCTACTTCTTCAGGTGGGTTTAGAACACTCGTTTCTCGAACAAAGGCAGTCAAAATCTCCATAATTTGCCAGAGATCTCTCGCAGAATCCCTAGCAATTCTTTCGAGTGCATGAATTGCTCCTAACCGAATTGCTAAATTGTCGCTTCCAAGCTGATCGATAGCGTGTGTAAAGCGTCCTGTAATCTGTCCATCCTCGGATAGTCTAAGAGTTTCTTGAGTATGCCTAAGACTATTGGCTGCATTCTCTTGAGACAGCCTGAGAGTCTCCTGAGTACTACTTAATGTGTTCTCTGCAATCTCCCTGTCAATTCTAAGTTTTTGCCAAGCTACGTACCCACCGACAATTACAGCAATGCCAGTTAGGGACTGAACTCCAATTCCTATTGATTGATTGAGTGAAGCACGAGTCGCATTTTCAAGCTCAATACGCTCTTTAGGAGAAACATCTACGGAATTCGCTTTCGATTCGGGAAGCTTCCAAAGTAAAAAGATCGCACCTATAAGAACAGCAATGGAAAAGCCAGCCAGAGCAATAATTGCAACCAGACCTAGAACGCGACGATTGCTTTTGGTCATACTATCTCTCTAAGCATCTATTGTGCCAATAGCTCAACTTCAATATAAGCGTTGCTTTCCAGTATCCACTCTAAATTAATAACCCCAACTAGCATTACTAACACCCCACACGCCGCGATCTGGCATCGGTGCCCACCCATAAATCACCGCATCGCCACAGTCGGGCGATCGATGCAGGCGCTTGCGAGTTTTTTCCTTCTCCTCAATCTTGGTTCTGCCCTTACTGGTCTCTTCGTAGTACGTCCCGGCAAGGTCATCCATGATTTCATCTTCGTACTCACCCAACGGGGCGATCGCCACTTCCCCTTTCCGCATTGCCTCGCGTAGCGTCCAGTAGAGTTCAGCTTTGAGGTTCTCTGCAATAAACGTTTCATCGTCTTCAGGATCGGCAGTGGGAGCGCCACCAAAGACCACGCCAAACGCCATCTCTGGGTCTAACTGTGCCTCACGCAACGAGCCACGCAGTTCAGACAGAGCACCGGAGCCAACCCCAATTTTGTCGATGCCAATCGAACCTGGATGCTGTTGGAGTGCTTTATAGCCCCATTGAGCCGCACGACTGATATCCTCCTCGTCACCCTTCGTTGCCATCTTATCGATCGCATACAGCACGGGTCCGCGCCAGGAGGATAGTGCATGGTCATCGCTACCATCGCCCACATCCATGCCATGCCGCCAGGGCTTGAGTTGCGCCAACCCATCCCAATAAGCAGGGTTATCGTCATAGCGCTTCCGTGCCGCAATGAAGGAACTACGAGGAATGATGCTGGACTGCGAGTCGATCGCAAACATTCCCTCCACCCGCGTCTTCCAAAACTTCGACCCTTCGCCCTTCTTCGCTCTGACCTTCTCAATCCAATTGATTGAAATGGCACCGGGAATGCGATCGCGCGGTAGCTCTGGCGGCCATGCTCCTTGAGGCATGACCGGATCATCGAGCTGTTCTGCCTCTGGCTTCAGAATCTTCGCTGCGACTTCTGGTTTGAGGCGATGGATGCCATCGTGACAAAGTTCGTAAGCCCAACTGACGTTGGGATGGTCCCATGATGGGATACGAACATGGTTCTTCGCGCAGGCACGTTGAAACGGGGTGTTGGTTTCGATCGGGTTACCAATGCGTAGCCCTCGGTTCTCTGCCCCAGTCAAACAGGAGTCGAACCCTTCATCAATCTGCTCGGTGATGCCGCAGGATTCATCTTGAATCAGCAGCAGCTTCTCAGCGTGTTTGCCCTGGAAACTGTTGCTGTCGTAATTCTTGGCAGTGAAGCCATAGGCGCGAGCGTGTTCCGTCAGCTTGACTGATAGTTCATTCCGCGAACCGCCCAGCTTGGCTTTATTGGCATCGTAAAGCTTACGAATCTCGCTCCATAAAATCTGCTCTACCTGACTCTTGGTTGGAGCGGTGGAGATTGCCAACCCTTTGACGGCAAACACCCACCACAGAACTGCGATCGCGCTGATAAACGACTTGCCTACGCCATGCGCTGCCTGCACATTGGTTTCGGAGCGATCGCGTAGCGAATGGAGAATGTTGACCTGCTCCTTCGTGAGTTGGGAGACTCCCAAAATCTCCAGCGCAAAACCTACCGGATTCCGAGCATAGCGCCCATAATCGCGTCGTTGCCGCAGTGCTAATTCCGCTGCTGCACGAATCTGTATCGCCTCAAGCGGCGATGACATGGCGCGGGTCCTCTCCGTTGGAGAGTCGGTGGAGCTGCTCGTCGCTCAAGTTATCAAAGTCAATTTTGATGTTGAGCTTGTCTTCCTCGCCCATCGCCGTTTTACCAACCTTTTGAAACCGCTCTAGAGCCGATGCCAGCTCACCTAGTTGCTTGAAGGTTGGCAAGTCATCAGCCTGATCTGTTTGACCTTGCTCAACCCGTCTAGCAAGTTCATGTGCAATTTTTAGCTTCGTGAAAATGACGCTCATGCCGCCCTGAGCCATCTTGAAGCAGTTGGCATCCCACTCGGCTAAATCCCCGGCTAACGCGGTCGATTTCTGCTCTTGCCGTTTGTTATTAACGGTCTGGAGGTAACGCTCGGCTTCGAGCTTCCATTTTTCTCGTCCAGCTTTCTCCCTTAAATAAGAAGGAGAGCAGCCATACTGTGCAGCAAGTTGTTCCAGTGTTGGGCGCGATGCCTCATCTGGAGCCTGAACATAGTCGTCCTTAATCACCTGCCAATCGTGCTTTTTGCCAGCCACGTCCGTCACTCTGTCGGTTAATGTCTGCCGCTGGTATTCCCACAGGTCAAGGGTTTGCAGAATCGTACCAGCAGCCAAACCGACAAATGTCGGATCATTGCCGACAGCCTTGCTAGGCTAGAAATCTGATTAATGTCGCCCTGGGCAACCCTGCCTGGGGCTTTTTTATTGGGCACTGATTCACTGTCCTGATGCGATCGCTGCACCTCGCTCAGGAAGACGAATCACAGAAGCATTGTCCTTCGTTAGGGGGTTGGTGATGCTTAAGGAGTCAAAGGAACAAGGGCGACGGAACGATGAAAACCTTTACTGCACAAGAGCTTCAGGCGATGACAGTCAAACAACTGGTCGCGCTCTATGTCGAGATGCAGCTCCAGTCCACTCGCATGAACGACCACTTCATCGTCAAGGACTGGCTGATTGAAGACATCCTCAACGGCAAAGGCAAGTAACCGACCTGACCTCTGACCCCGCACTACTAAACACTAAGGACTAACCACCATGACTACCTACACTCAAGACCAACTGACCAGCCGCGAATACACCCGTCCCAAGCTCAACGCGATCGCTATCGACGAGCTAGGACTGCACCCCGATACTGTCCGCCTTGCAGCCACTAAGCGCGAAGTGATTGAACTGATTCTGTTGGCTCAAGACTCTGAAACAGTAGGCACTGAAGACCAGTCACACCCTGAAGAACCCAGCTACGAGTACCTCGAACCTGTTGAGGAAGCAGAGGACGCTGACGAGGTAGAGGCAGTAGAGGAGGCAAAGGAAGCAGAGGCAACATTGCCCTGGGCAGCAGAGCCCGCGCTGGAAGAGGCAGCAGAGCCTGTACTGCAAACCTCAGAGCAAACTTACGAAGAACGGCTGCTGCTATTCCTCGATCGCAACTTCCGCCTTGATGACGACGCAGAGTACCTCCTTCGCAACTTCTCCAACTTCAAAAGTGCGCTAACCGCTTTGGCTCCTGCACCGCGCGATCGTCCAACCCGTTCGGCTACCCCCAGAACGCGCACGACAGATCCGGCTGGCAAACTAACGCAGGCAAAAGAGGTCTGGGATGCCGTAGAGACGCGCAACGGTGACTACAAGGCAGCAGCGGCAGCAGTGGGCAAGTCTCCCCACTACACCAAGATGATTCACCGTGCCTATGCCCTCTACCAGCAATCGCAAGTAATTCAGACCGCTTACGACACTGGCGTTCTGCCCTGGACACGGCTTTACGATATCGCCTTCCGCAATCAGGTGGAAAAGGTCGGACTGCCAGCAATCGAAGCCGAAGTACAGGCGATCGCTGCTTAACCATCGCCGCTATGCACGGGCTTACTGCTTGTGCATAGCGGTTCACCATTCAACAACTGACTGCTGACCACTAACGACATTAATCAGAAGGAACGAACCATGACACGCACATTAACAGATTGGGGCTGGAGCCGCGAAGACTCGACACGCTATCACGACATGACCCGTACCACGCAGGCAAGCATGGATATCTATCGGGGTGTGGGCGCGTCAATGGTAGAGGGGATGAGCCTGGAAGGGCAATTGCGGCTGGCAGGGCTGCACTGGCAGGTAGAGCAGTCTGACTTCTGTTATGGCGACGAGTACCAGCACCAGTCTGGCAGCTACCGCAAAGCCATCTATCGCAGCGATACAGGGCTGTTGCTGGACACGGTAGGCGATCGCTGGACTCCACACCAGAACGCCGAAATCATCGGCACCTTCAATGACTTTTGCGATCGCGCCAACATCGAACTGGAGCACATCGGCAGCCTGCGAGAAGGTCGTGTGGTGTTTGCCGTTGTTCGCACGGATCAGAGCTTCGACCTGGGCGGTGATGAAGTCTACGGCAAAATACTATTGACTGGCTTCCATGAACAAGGCAAAGGGCATCGAGTGGACTTGATGACCTTGCGGAAGATTTGCGGCAACGGTTTGACCGTGCCGGTTCGCACTAATGGCAAAATCATCTCCCACGTAGGCGAGTGGGACCATCAGCGGGTGCTAGGCGTGCTGGAGTCAGCAAAGACCAACTTCCGCGAGTTTCATCAGCAATCTGAACAGTTGGCCCAAACCGCCATCACGATCGAGGAAGCGACGCTACACCTGATTCAAGCCTTTGGTGAGGTGGGTAAGTCAGTCGATGAGCAGCCCAAAGTCGTGCAGACGTGCCTGCGGTTGTTTCAAGGTCAAGCGAAAGGCTCAGACCTGTTAAGCGCCTATAACACTGCCTGGGGACTGCTCAACTCGGTCACGGAGTACTTTAACCATCACAGCCGCAGCAGCGCGGCACAAACGCACCTCAACTCGCTGTGGATGGGCAGTAAGGCACAGAACCAGCAGCGCTTTATGCAGCAGCTAGTCGGCGTTTACAACGGCTAAAAGTGGTGCCGTAATGTGTTACGGCACCACTTTTAAGGGCAGGGCTGCGGCTCTGCTCTGTTTCAGCACGACTAAATGATGTGACCGTAACGCATTACGGTTACATACCGAAAACTCCTCTCCTCAAACGTTTTTGGCTTTTGGAGGCACTTCAGTCTTTCTCTAATTACATAGGAACTTGAACCATGAGCGATCGCGGCGCGGCTCTGCATAAGGCAGGGCTGACAGAACGTCTTGCGAATTTTCGGCGCGAGAATGCTGCCTGGATGCAGCAGCGCCAAAAGTACAAACCAGATCCCAAGCTAGAGCGCATTCTAGAGCGCGGTTGGCTGCTGCCTTATTTACTGCACGCCGATACCCTGACCTGGCAGCGCTGGGAGTATTGGACAGAGTTGATGGAGGCTGGCGAAGTCGGCGATCGTCCGATCCCTCAAATTGAATGGACAACTGATGGCACGGGCAGAACGCTCTTTGACCAGCAGGGGCACAAGCATCTAGAGCACTGCTTTGACCTGATACCCAACGATGGGCATGGCGGTTGGGCTGGCTGGTCAAGTTGGACATATGTGGATTACTTCTTTGATTGGCTACTGTTTGGCTTTGGTCAGCGCGGCTATGACTTACCCACAGAACCGCGCGGCTGTGAAGGTGCTAGTATGCGCCTCTATCAAGCCTTCAATCTCAATCTACTGATGGCATTCCCCAATGATTATCTGGGAGACATTCTGGCGATTAATCAATTTGGCAAGCGATCGGGCTTTTATCCCACACCGCTAACCGTCTGCACGATGATGACCCGAATGCTTATGCAGGGGCAAGACTGCCGCAGGGAAACGGTCTGTGATCCGTGCTTGGGCACTGGTCGCTTTCTGCTGACTGCCTCCAACTATTCGCTCCGGCTCTACGGTCAAGATATCAACGAGACGGTGATTAAGGCAGCGCTGATCAATGGCTATCTCTATGCACCGTGGATGGTGAAGCCCTTTCCCTTTCTGGATCGAGAGTTAGTTGAGGGCGATCGCCTAGTGGAAGACAAAGCTGGGCAACCGGCAACCGTGAGTCAAGTGGTTTCTGAGTCGCTTACAGCCGCCGCTACAGGACAACCGGATGCCGTTGAATATTTGGCAGAGACGGAGCACGACAGTGAGAATCAGTGGAAGTTTGAACCGATTAAGAAGCGGCGGAAGAAGGGCAGCGAAGACGTGCTGCAAGGGCAGTTGTTTTGACACTATAGGCACCTGTTGCCATTACTAACACCAATTAGAAGGAAAGCAAGTTTTTCCAAAGATGGAAGGTTTCTAAATGTCTCAGCTTAATATCGTTTAGCTAAAAGCCACAAAACTCTATTCAAAAACAGCGGTTAAGATGATTTCAGATTATTGGCAATGAGGGTTTGAGCTGGATGAGTCTTGATTGGAAATTTTTGTATGATTTCTTTTTTAACCTTCTGGTCAAAGGAGCATTCTCATCCTTTTGGTCTGGATTACTTGCCAATCTAGTGGGTTTGATTATCGGAGTGCCTATTGGTCTATGGATCAACAGGCGAGTTCTACGGTATAGCGAAAGACTTAAAAAGATGGAGCAGCACCAGAAATTAAAGATAGCTCTGGAGCTTATCAATGTAGTTCTCATTGAGAACGATAGAAGGCTGAAACGAAGTATTGAATTGCTAACCAGCGCACACGTGGCCTTTGATACAGGATTAGATGCTTCGATGTGGGAAATTGTTAAGCCAGATGTTATTCAATATCTTAACGATTTAAGATTAAAAGCTTCTATTGCCAATTACTTCTCAAACCTATCTGGATTGATTAAGCTGCATGAGCACTATCTAGATTATGCGGTTGGTTTATCTTCACTTGTAGGAGGTGGTGAAGATACGAGAGAATCTTTACGCCGCCAGCTAATTGCTATTACACCAGAGGCTATAGAGAAAGCGGCAAACATCCATGCTCAGATTGAAAAATTTATAGCCCCAAAGCCAAAAGTTCCTAGACTTGCAAAATTGGTTCGCAAGCTTTCAATAAAAACGTAAGGCTTAACCCATGATTGCAGTCTTTCTACAACCTCCTTCCAACAAGGATCGCGCCCTTCTCAGATCTCCATTATGACTACCAATTACAACCCGATCGCTGAACTGCAAGCCAAGCTCAACGAAGCCACTGCTGCTAAAGATCAGGCATACTCGGAACGCAATCAATGTGTGGCGCTCATTGCCAAGCTGGCAGCAGCACAAGGCTATGCAGTGGGCTTAGGCAAGCACGATCCGAAGGATTACAACTGGGAAGACGACTGGCGGAATATCGTCTACATTGACCTGCCAACGGGGCAGATCTCATGGCACATTCACGACTCGGAGCTGGAGTTTTTTGATGGACTGCCAGCTTATAAGCAAGCCTGGGATGGGCACTCTACAGACGAAAAGCATCGGCGGATGCAAGCGTATGCGATCTATGCACCCTGCAAAGTAGTCCTTTTTAGGAATGGTGTAGTAATGGTGTTTGATGCCTCTGGAGAGCAAATCAGCGCCTTACAGGGACACTACAGCGAAGTAGCTCAAAAGCTAAAGTCAGTAGATTTAAGCCAATGTCAATTTGAACTTGGAGAGTGGCTGAAAGGTTCGTTCAACGTTTCTCAGGCAGAATTTTTCGATCCGTCCCTAATGGATGAATGGACAACGCTGGGCGAAGCCATGCGATCGATTGCTGCGATCGCACCTAACGAGACTTCTTCCCAATCGGATTAGCTATTGGGAGTTTTGCCTTAAAACTCCCAATACTAATACCTCATCCTGATCACCCTTAGCCTACTGCTATTTACGTTCTCTAGCACCAATGGAGATGATGTCGAGCAGCTTAATTTTGAAGGCGGAGACGATTAAAACAATTGATTTTCCAACATCAATTAAGTTAACGATCCAAGGCGAATACCCTTTGTGCAGCATCTCCCGGTTGACTTCATATAGGTCACCCAGCCACTCTTCTCGCTTCTGTTCCGAGAGAAGGTAGGCGATCAGAGACGCAACCCATCGACTAGCCCAAGTTTCGGCAGGGTCAGATTGCTTGTATTTGCGAAGACGCTTCTCTAACCTGGAGGCTTTCTCAAGCATTGCTACTTTGGCTTCCTCGCTCGTCAGTCTGCGATTCAAGACCTCTAAACTTTTTTCAGTTAATTGCAACAATGGCTCAAAGTCAACATCGATGAATACTATGCCGTCATCAAACAGCACTTCGACGCAGCTATCGCCCGGAACAGCGTTCATTACAATCCCTTCGCCAAAGGTTGGATGAAAAATTTCATCACCCGTATGCAGTTCTAAGAAAGGCATATCGACTCTTTTGCTAAACAGGCTGCCAAACCATAAGGTTTGAGCGGAAGGATTGGATAGCTTCCAAGGTGGTGACTCCACTACCCGTAAGCTTGTAATAGCGTCGTCTGGCACCGCCTCGCTTTTCTCGCCCTTCGTCCCCCCACCGCGATACGATGAGACCTTTCTGCTCAAGAGCATGGAGGACAGGATAGAGCGTACCAATCCCCATCTGACGTTTGCCATCACTAGCATCCGATACAGCTTGCGGAATCTGTAACCCATAAAGATCTTTGCCGTGGAGAGCAAGCAAGATGAGTTCTTCGCGCGGGGTAACTTCGACATCGATCGTAGGTCCTTTATTTTTTAGTGGATTTTGGTTAGCCATGTTTTAGTGATCCTTTGTGAGCATTGGTATGCAACCGTCGAGATAATTAGGACAAGGAAACGGGGAGTCTCGCACTCAGCCAAGAGCTAAGCCCTTACACTCTGCCCTAACCAACCTTTCAGTTGCTTTCAGTTGTTGTACACAGGTATATGTTAATTATACCTTAGAAATTTGATAGTTGGTTGGCAAAGTTGCTATCAGCTAAATGCTTCTGAATCCGGCTGCCCCAGTTCCTTCATCGTTAGAAGCTTTCTTTCAACTCACAACCAATATTGATTCGCAACCCTTATCGCTGACCGTCCTCATTGATAGCGAACGCGCATCCTGAAAGCATTGTCCTTCCCCGATGACCCTGGTGATGCTTAAGGAGTCAAGAGCAAACGAGTCGCAGCCATGTTTAACCGCACCTTCGGAATCGAGATTGAAGCTTACAACTGCACACAAGCGCAAGTCGCTACCGCCCTTCAGCAAGCAGGCATCAACGCCGAAGTTCAGTCTTACAACCACTCCACACAGCCCTGCTGGAAGGTGATCACTGATGCTTCCATTAGCGGCAACAATGGCTTTGAAGTGGTCAGCCCAGTGCTGCAAGGCGAAGAAGGGCTACGCCAGGTGCGCGTAGTGATGGAGACGCTGACCAACCTCGGTGCTAAGGTCAATAAGTCTTGCGGGATGCACGTTCACTTCGGCGCGGCTGACCTCAGCCTGCAACACTTCAAAAACTTGTTTAAGCACTACGTCAAGTTTGAAGATGTGCTGGACGCGATGATGCCGCAGAGCCGCCGTGACTCTAACAACAACTACTGCAAAAGCCTGCTAGAGCGCTTCGATCGCGGCAACCGTACCCAATCGATCAACTGGGCTTTCGAGGTGATTGACAATGCCAACTCACTCGAAGCTCTCTATCAAACAGTGACCGGGCGCGATCGCTACTTCAAGCTCAATCTGCTCTCTTTCTGGCGGCACGGCACGATTGAGTTCCGCCAGCACTCAGGCACAGTCGATGCTGACAAGGCTTGCAACTGGGTTTTATTTCTCGGCACCTGGATGGAGCGGGCGATCGCTACCAACCCCAAGAAAGTGACTGAGCGCGAGTTTACTGCCCGTCGCGAGTGGAAAACTGAGTTTGAATACCGCTTTGGTTATACTCTGTTCTACAAGCTCAATCAGCCCAGCCTGACGAAGTTCTACCGCGATCGCATCATTCAACTGGGCGGTGCTCATCACTTCCCAGCTCAAGCTCAACGCCTTGCCGCTTAAAGGACACTATGCAACTACGCACCAACGACGGAGAGACTTACAGCATTAGTGGCAGCACCATCACGCTAGAAGGTGCCACTGCGTTAGTGGAGACGATGCGGCATGGATCGCGCACGCCTAGCCAATCGATCGAAGAGTTTATGCAGCAGGTTTCCCATCGCTGCAACCTGCAAAACGGCTCCAACATCAGCACCGAAAACACGGAACAATTCGTTGCCGATCTTTTAAAGGCTGGCTTTCTTAAACGTGTAGCCTGATTGAAGAGTATAGTAGTACAAACGCTCTCAAGGCTCGTCTATGGAACCTCTAAATCAGCGCCAACAAGCAATGTATACCTGGATTAAACAGTTTGTTGATCGTGAAGGTCGTTCTCCATCTCCACGCCAAATAATGAACGGCATGAACATTAGATCTTTTGCAGTACTCCAGTCGATACTTGATCCACTGATTGCAAAAGGCTACCTAGAAAAAGGCACCTAACCGCCCTTCAGTGCACGTTCACTTCAGCGCCCACCTCACCATCTTCAAACACGCTGACCGTCACCGATCGCCCTGGATAACGCGCCTGAATTGCCTGAATCAGCTTTTCAGCCATCATCTCGCAGCTCTGCCCTCCCATCTCCCCGCCAGGGAAGTTGGCACGACAGAAGTCTAAGAAGTCATGGAACTCAAGTTCACGATCGTTGTGAAAGATGCTGATCTTCGCCTCGATATGGAAAAGATGGCGATGGCGGCCAGCTAAATAAGCGCGATCGCCCGTTGCCCCTTGCCAGCAGTGGAAGCCAGGAACTTGAAGGCGTACGATCGCGGTTGTTGTTTGGGTCTTCATAGTAGTGAGTAGTGCAATGGATAAAATTTAGGCTGAGAGAAGCTTTGGTGTACTCGTATATACGAGTACACTGATGTGTCGATTTTTGGCAGTTTCGTCAACATAAGAGCGGACATTTGTTGACGTTTTGCCGTTTCATCGACAGATCAATTGGGAGCCGGATAAACTTCACAGCCCAGGTCTTTCAACGCCTGAATGTGATTCCGCCAGTTCCGCATCTGCATAAAGGAGCCATAGGCACTCATTTCTACAGCCTTGTTATTGCCCCGTGGCGATCCGGCATCTGCGCCGTACTGATACATATAGTTGCGGGGCAAATCACCAACCGATTTACCATTTGCTTTCTCCCGATAGCCACCGCTCCAGCGGACGCAGCTCAACCAGCTTGAGGAATCGCCAGAGTTGATCGGCATGGCGTTGAGCCATTCGTTAGGAGTTAGCCCTAGCAAGTGAATCCAAAGGTCGGGATACTTGCGATGCCGTTCCCAGGCAGTAGCGACCAGGCGCTTCCGAGTCTCCCGATCAGCCTGCACCACGTTGCCGAAGCAGATGCGATCGTACCGCTCTGCCAGATAGTCAAAGTAGTCCCAACCATCGTTGAACGGGTGATACACGGGAATGGGGCGAAGCCCCATGTCTTCTAGCATGGCGCGGGTCTTGATTTTGTTCTCACGCCCGCCCTGGTCAAGCTCAATGAAGCCCCAACACTTGTCTCCCAAGCGCCGATAGATTTCGACATAGCGCTCCAACAGGTCGTTGAAGCCGTCAATTTCATCGGGTGGCAAGCCAAGCGCGTGATCCATTGAGCAACGGTGAGCCTTCGCGTGTTCTTGCGTTAGGTGGTAGATGCCAGAGTCAATGAAGATCTTTTTGCCACGATCGCACCAGGCGCTGATGTGTTGCAGTTCTGACTCGGAGTTGAGTTCGTTGACGGCAATCAGCAGATGATCATAGACAGGCTCGGCAATGGCAAGACGACCGACACCGGAGGCCAGGAAATAGACATTTTCCTCGGCTGGATCGAAGGTGCCTCCACCTGTTTTTTGCACGCCGACACGATCGCCAGAAAGTGAATCAGATTTGCTTGGAGTTTGTCGGTTAACCACGGCTAACACTCCCCTGACCTTTCACAGCTTCATACTGGTCAAGGATGTGCCCAGCAATGTAAGTGTCGGGCTGCACCATCACGAGATGATGCTCTTCAGCCTTAACGGTCAGCGGCACAAACGGACCAGGATAGGGCGCAAAGATAGTGCGATCGCCGGTCAAAAAGTCTTTCCAGCTTTGCCATTCGGTCAGCACTTCGGCAACGACCAGGATATGCGGACCCACTTTCCACACCTGACCTTTTTCGACCTGGTGCAGCGGCTCAGCGATCGTAATCTGGGTTAGCTCGAGCAGTGAGCCGTCTGACTTGACTAGCTCATTGTTACCCGATTCTAGTGGTGCAGAGCCATGAGGCAACAGCACTTGCCCGTCATTAGGCAATGCGTGAGAGCCTTCAGGCTGTTTCGGTTCTGTGGGTATGCCGGACTCTCCAAAGATTTGAGCACCCTGAAAGTCGATCGTGCCTAGGTTGAACAGGCTACCGCATTCGTCCAGGCTAAACCCGGTCAGTTCTAAATCGAAGTTCATTTCGGAGAGTGACTCCAGTTCGACTTTGAGGGAGTCCATATCCCAGGGCGATTCTGCGACTCGGTTGTCAGCAATTCGCAGCGCTTTAACCTGCGCTGGGGTCAAGTCATTGCGGACAATAACGGGAATCTTTTCTAACCCTAATTTTCTCGCAGCTTCTAACCTTCCATGCCCAGCAATGAGAACCTTGCGGCTATCAATAACAACTGGAACAGTAAACCCAAACTCAGCGATACTGCTGGCTATGCGGTCAATCTGCCACTGAGGATGCTGCTTAACGTTATTGACGTAACCAATCAAATCCATTGGGGAGAGCCATTGGATCTCCGCCTCAAAACTATTCAACATAATGAACTCTCGTAGATGCACCCCCGTAGAGTTCCCCTGATCAGAGAAGCGGGATTTGGTCATAGTTCTCGTCAGATTTTCCTAAAAGGCTCAAGATTTCCAGCCATCTTCTCTTTGAATAGAAGGGTTGAGCTTGAAACCATTTTTTTGGATCTCTATCGCGCTTTTCGATATTGCAATTTAAACAAGCCGGAACAATATTTCCAAGACAATCAGCGCCGCCTTTTGCAACGGGTATGAAATGATCGATGGTCAAGCTAGCGACTGGTGCATGATCACAGTAAGCACAGCAACCATCAAAATAATCAAGTCGTCTTTGAAGTTGCTCTTTAGTAACCGGAACACTATGATTGCCGCGCTTCATCGCTTTACGCTTGCGGTTCGCTTGAAGCTTAATCCTTCGCTTTGCAGGGTCTTGCCGATAAGATTGCCTATAGCGCTCCAAAATCTCTTCTCGGTGCCGAAGGTAGTATCTCTTGACGGCTAACTTGATTTTTTGAGGGTTTCTTGCATACCTGGCTAATCGAATACGCTTACAATGCTCACGGTTAGCCTCTCGGTGTAGTCTCATTTGAGCACTATACTTTTGTGGATCTAACCAATATCTGTCATGACTTACTTGGCGCAACCGTTCACGATTTGCTTCTCGATAGCAGATCTTCTTCTGAATTGTTTGGGGTTGCGATTGATGAAATTTATGGCACTCTATACAAACAGAAGTGCTTCGATAGCGTAGGCTTTTTCCCGTGAAGTGCCAATTGTGCAGCCGTTTGCAGACTTTCCCAAGATAAAACTTTACCGGATCAAACTCCGGTAAATTAGATTCAGCCATTGCTTTGCTCCTAACAAAGTGCTGGTTAGCGATCGCGTTCTGTTACTAGCAGAATGCGATCGTGCCCATTTATTTTACATCGAAGAATAGTACAATTGCTCTATCCTGATACAGGGAAAAAGCATGGGTAAACTTGCCACAAAGACGGCTGCTGCTGCGACAAGCGCGATCGTCAAAGCTGCTTCCCGACCTGAAATTGCCCTGCTATATCAAAAGGATCGAGAGAGCTATTGGGTTCGTGGCTACGAGCTTTTCGATCCGGAGTTTCTCCATTCCACCAACGGCGGCAGGCAAGCACTCAAAATTAAAACCGCCCGCACTCGTCCCGGTTGCGTCTGGGTGATGATGCGAGGACAGTGCGGCAAACCTGTGCAGTATCACCAATCGCGTGTGACGATCGTGCAGCCGGAGAAGCACTATTTCACCTTTCAAGAGGTCTTTGGCAGTGGTTGTGGCACGGGTGTTGTTGTACTCAACGCCGAGATTGAAGACGACCAAGACGATGATTTAGCGATGGGTCTAACGGTTGAAGTGACTGCCGAGGAAACTGATGCTTGATACCGTTACGGGAATTCCCGTAACGGGTGAAGCTTTAGCTCAGTTGCAGTCCAGGGGCATAGAGCGAGTCAGAATCAGGCTAGTCACTCGCTCTGTCACCTCCGACACATCCACGCGCAGCAGCGTCATGTGAGCATCCAGCGGCATTTGAACGAAGTACAAGCAAAGTTCCTCAGTGGTGCCGCCCTGACAGCTTGGGTGATTGTTTACAACCTCTGGCAATTGCTCTGCCCAGTCGCGCAGCCGCAGTTCTGCTTCGACCATATCGATACCGTACATCGCAGCCGGTTCGAGCATGGCTTGCAGATGCAACGTCACACGAAAATCATGGTAGTGGAAATCAGTCCAGATCGGCGGGTTGCCGTGCTGCCGGCGCATGGTGGTGCTGATCTGGTAGTGAAAAAGGATGGGACTTGGGCGAGTAGGATGGGCGATCGCCTGCCGATAGGGCGCGATTTTGCCCTGCAACTCCGGCGGATAATGTGACTGGCTCATTACTGCACTCCTATCAGCTTATGGAGCTGCACCGAGAGCCGCATATTTGGGTGCTTCTGCAACAAATTCAATACCAGCGGCAATGTGCGCTCCCTATCACCCCATTCGGGCTGCAAGAAGATATGTTTAGTTGGTGATAGCCGTTGAAGGTACGCTTCAAACTCTTTCAGGTGCTGGCTTGCCCAGTCGTGCCAGTCCGTTGACCAATAACGTATGTGGCGATCGTAAAAGTCAACCTCTACGCCAGTGGCAATGACAATTTTGATCTCGTCTGCGCGTAGCCACATGACTGGATGGACAGGATATTTCGGTGAGATGTGCTGCTTCGGGGAGAGTGTGACCCAGGCAGTTGCAGACACCGGCTGCCAGAACGCGCCAGAGGTTTCAATACAGACTTGTTTACCTGTCAACTCCAGAGCATCAACCAGGGCAGGCAGTTGTTTGTGGATGAACGGTTCGCCGCCAGAAATGACGACACGGGGAGATCGGGTTTCGCTCACCAGGTCATCGATGCTGCGTTCAGTTCTGGGAGTGTTTTTGCCGCCGTCGGCGTAACCAGTGTCACAGAATGAGCAAGAAAGAGGGCACCCAGCAAGCCTCACAAAATCAACGGGAGAGCCAGCCCAATAGCCTTCTCCCTGCAATGTTTGCTGGAACGTTTCGTGGATGGGTATAAGAGTCATAAGTCACTACAGATGCACTGCTGTAGCTTTCCCGCAATAATCAGGAGCTGAGAGCAGATTAGTTGCCAACTCCATCAACAAACACGAACACCATCAAGTTAGTTCAGTTTAGTTAAATGCTCGGCTGGCTAAACGCTGTTCCAAGTATCTAACGCTTCATTCTCAGATTTTTTGCGCTCCAACTTATCCAACGCTTCGTGTAGCTTATAGAACTCATTAAACTTGTTCTCAAATGACTTCATTACTTGAAGCATCTCTTCTGACCAAGAAAGAGCGTATTTATACCGTGCGCGCCCAGGTGCTTGTATGACCCAATCAGATTCTCTAGTTAAACCATGCTCTAACAAGAATCCGCCTATAGGAAAGAACAAACTTTTGATAGCTTCATCTAAAATGTCGGGAGCACGATTCCCGTGAACCATGTAATCTCCGAAGGAGAGGCTACTTAGTTTGATTCCTTCCTGCCTATGCTTCCAAAGTTCTTTGCGATCTAAGATCTCCGTAACGTGATCATCTGAATTAGCAATGAACCTGTTTATTTGATCCTTAATTGGTTTAAGACCTGCTTTCCCTAGCTCTTTCACCTTGTCAGGATGACTTCTTATACCTTCTTCAACAAACTCATTCGTCTTCTGCTGAAAAAATCTTACAGCAGCACTAATAAATGATTTTGTTATGGAATCTAAGTCGGAAGCTTCTGATTGTATTTCAGAAAGCTTTTGACTAATTTGCTGCTCAATCATAATGTTCTCCTTAAATATTTGAAACTACTAAGGCTTACCTCCAGGCAGCAGCGTGATCGCCTTCCCCAGCGCATACGCATCAGCCAATTGCGGTTGCAGCCATTCACTAATCGTTTGCCAAGCTCATAAGTCAAACTCCCTGTGCCGCAGCGCGACGTAATTGTTCTACCTGCTCAGTGGTCAAATGGTTGAGCGACAGTGTGCCAGTACCGTCAAACGCAAGCACCTCCTCACCATCCTCAACTACAGTTTGCGTGGAACCGTCAAACCGAAAGACTTCCGTCTCACCATCGAGAACTAAGAAACTAACGCCGCCCTCATCGTAAGAAACACGTACCGCCGACAGCGTTGAATCAGACAACTCATAGGTTGCTGTCTCCCAGACGGACTTGTCTTCATAGGAAGGCTCTGCACGGTTAGTCAAGACTTGTAGCAATGACACAAGAGAGTCAGAAGCTTCAGGAGCAGTATCAGAAACGTTAATCGAACCAGCCATAACAAAAACTCCAGAAATCAGAAATAACCAACGTTTGCAGCAGTATTAGCGATCGCTCTCTACCGTTGTGCGCTCTGCATATCTCGTCATTGAATTGCACCTTGAAATCTGCGTCTAGTGCAGCCTCAATCCTGCGAAACGTGGGTTCTTCAACCATGCCTCTAACCTGCTCTGCAACAATTGCATACCAGTAATTACGACTAATCTCAGCATTTCTGCACAACTGCGCAACAGATACACCTTTTCGCTTTCGGGCTTGCTCCATTTGCGTTCCCAAACCATCACAGATCTTAATGGTTTTATTTGCTTTCCACTGTCGATCGCTCGTCGAGAAATTTATATTCAGCGATGGACAAAGCTTAGATCTCCACGCGGATTCTTTTAGGGCAAGTTCTGCTTTTGGGCACTCCTCTAATGTTTCCAATACAAAAGAATCAACGCCGTACTTTTTGACTAAAGCTCGGAATCGTCGATTAGGACCAAAGCATCTGTGCTCAAGCCACCGCTTTTCAATCAGGTAGGAAGCTCCCACATATTGATCACCTGTAGCGGGAAAGGTTATGCGATAAACCCCACAGGTCACAGCTTGCCTTCCTGCCGAGCCTTATCAACAGCCTCCTGCAACAACACTTCAATCAGATTGCTCAAGCTGCGCTTATTCAGTTCAGCCAACTTATCAGCATCCGCTTTTAGCTCATCGCTCAGGTAAGCAGAAACCTTCTTTTTAACTGTCGCCAAGGTCATTATCAATAACTCCACTTCAGCAGTGTACAGCCATAGCCTAACCGCGCGATAGCTATAAAGTCAACCCATTTTAGAGTTGACACAGAGTTAGAGTGGAGTTACATTGGTGTTTGGGTGAGGCAATTAGCCAAGCCCAAACACGCCAAAGCCGCCTCGAAGTGACCAACTTGCAGGGAGGAACACCAGAGACGGCTAGGCGCGAATCCTTCATAGTCATTCAGGAATTCACAATCATGGTATCAACACTTGCTCAAACTGTCCCGGTTGCTGATGAGCGCGGCTCTGGTCGCGTCGAAGAGGTCAAGGCAATGCTCGATCGCCTTGAGCTAATTTCTGACGTAGCCGTGCCACAGATCGAAGAGTTGCACAACCTTTACTCCTTTTATGGCGATGTAAAGCCCCACAAGCTTCGTACCAACGTTTTCGCTGTTGAAATGATCGGCAAATCAGTCGTCTTTCAAAGCCGCGTCGCTGCCTGGGATTACTACCTCAAAAACAAAGACTGGCTGGCAACACTGGCACTGATCAAGCCTCTGCCCTTTTAGTCAACCTCTACGGGTGGGCATCATGCCCACCCACCAACTTGGAGGTTGGCATGGCATTCGTCTATCTGATCGAACTTGCCAAGCCTCTCGGAAATGCCAAACATCGCGCTCAGTACTACCTGGGCAGTTGCAAAAATCTTAACCAGCGGATGAAACAGCATCGGGCAGGCACCGGAGCCGCCATGCTGCGCTACTGCAACGAACAGAGAATCGGGTACTGGGTGATCAAGTTTGCCACCGTCCACACTGAGCAAGAGGCTCGGCTTCTGGAACGCAAGCTCAAAGCCCGCAAGAATCACCGTTTATTAATCCACCGAACCTGGTAAAAACCATGCTGAAACTTGACTACTATCCCAGCGCGATCGCCAATGCCGCCAATAGCCTCAATGAGCTGGAGGCAATGCTCATTAACTTGAAAACTCGCCTTGCTGTTAGCGAAAATGCTGCCACTGCTGAAGTGGCCTTTGATCTGACGCTCAAAAACGACAAGCAACGGGATATTCGCCGCTACGAACTGTTGTGTGCTGACGATGTTTACCAAGACCTCTCCAAGCAGTGCAACCGAATCAACCACGAAAAAGCCAACGCTCTAACTTATCTAGACCAACTGCGGAATGAGTTCTCAGTCGCCAAGCTCCAGGTGCGCCAAGAGATTGTCCAGCAGCTCACCAGCATAGAAGTGAGAGAACTGGTCGGCATTTGATTCTCACTCGCGATCGCCTCTCTCGCTCAAGTAGGGGCACTTGTAAATTAAGCAGGAGATCCTATGAGTTCTAACGACAAAGCTTTTCCTATGGCTACCGATCCCAATAGCACTTACTGGCAGCCAGGGTTGACCAAGCGCGAGTATTTTGCGCTGCATCTGATGGCAGGGCACTTGGCGGGCGATGGAGCTTTTTGTGCAGGGGCTGAAGATGGAGATGGAGCGCTAGACACTCCAGAAATTGCAGCAAGAAAAGCTGTTGAATACGCCGACGCACTGATCACAGAGCTGGAAGATCAGATCTAGTGCCAGCCAATACCGATGAATCTTGGCAGGACTAGCCAAATTGAAAACCACTCGCGATCGCCCCTCTGCCCCGCACGGGCGATCTTTCACCCCTCATCCCTCCCTAAAATGGAACCTCGACTCACTTACTTTGAAGAGCAACGCCTGGAAATTGAGCAAGAGCGCAATGAACTGTTGAGAGAGCAAAATGAGCTACTCAGGCAGCAAAACACGCTCTTTTCCAAAATGGGTGCCACCGTTGGCAAGCTCAATACGATCGCCGAATTTCTTTCACTCGCCATCATTAACAAAACGGTCTGTCGGTTCGTCTATCCGTTGGAGGCTTACTCAACCTTTAACTGGGACGAATTTGGCGCGACCATTCACAAAGCCGATCGCTCTGGTCCCGCAATCGTGGTCTGGCGTGGTGAAACCTATACTCGCCGCAGCTTTGAAAAGAACGGCAAAGATGTTTGGTATAGCCGCTTGATTGGCACAACTGAAGGCGGCAAGCATCTGTACGATATCCTCATTAAATTTTCTGAGAGCTACGGCAAAGTGCGATCGCTGCCAGACGAGGTGAAGGAGGCAGCAGGCATCACAGTGTAAGCGTCCATATTTGCCAAAAGGCGGCACTCTCAATTCTGGGGGTGTCGCCTTTTGGCATTTGTCGCGATAATCGGCATAAACCATCTGTACTACAATGCAAAACCAACCTGACGATGCCACATGGAACACGATCGCCAATGCTGCTTACAACGCCTATGGTGCAGTGACGGGCTTCAAAAACTTTCAGGGGCAACCCATGCCCTCGTTTGATGAACTGCCACAAACCATCAAAGAGGCATGGGAGCGTGCTGCACGAACCGTTGGTGAATGCCTCCAGCAACCGCAGATGATTGCTGCTAGCACCCTTCAAACAGGTCAACAGCTTATAGATGAGGCACTGTGGCAAACCAAGGAGAGCGATACAGGCTCCGCCTACACGAGTGAACGCACATGACTGAAACCCCGACCACCCAAATCCCGTTGCCCATCTTCGACGACTGGGCAAACTTTTCTGTGGGGCAGCTTGAAGCCATGCTCATTGCCTGGGAGTGGATGCGTGATCAGCCTGAGTGGGCGATGTGGCACGAGGGTGCAAAGCTGTTTGTGAGCCAAATCGAAGCAGAGCTTAATCAGCGATCGCAGGAGCGGGCGCGGTTAGTCCTCCAGCATGCCATTGCTGATTGGGGTATGGCGCACGATCGCTTGTGGCGGACTGCCGATGCAAACGCTGCTACGGATGCTGTCGAGCAACTTTTGGCAACATGGGGACATAGCCCATGAGTGCAAAAGACTGGCAACGGCTCAAATTTGCTTCTTACGCCACGGTTGCTTTGAGCAGTGGGCTGTTTTGGGTATGGGGTCTAGCAGGTGTTGACCCTGGACGCTGGTTGGCTCAAGGCAATGCCCTGATTGTCGTAATGGCAGTTTTATTGGCTCAGACTGCTGATGTGTTGGGCGACAGGACACGACATCGTGAACGAGCCGAGGAAATTCAGCGCATTCACCCTGATGCCATCGGCGATCGATCATGCCAGTTCAATGCGCGATCGCCCATCATCCGCTGCGCCGTTAATCCGACTGGACCATGCGAAGGCTGCCAGCACTATCAGGTGAAAGGCACTTAAACTAACTTCAATCAGAATCAGGTTCGATTGGGTATCGTTCATACTGTCCAGGGAACGTCTCTTGAAAGTAGTCCACTATTTCTGGAATTACCTCTTTGTCAGCAATCTCAATTTCAATGGCCAGGATGAATTTATCAGCAGGAACATCACAGTTTATGTATCGCCTGCGATGCAAAATCTGTGCATCAAAACTGAATGTGCGCTCACTTTTGATCGGTACATCGTCCCTTGTTCTGGTGATAAAAGGGGCGTTATTGATTCGGATGCTATCACCATGCTGCAAGCCAGGGTCAAAGTCATACTTAGCAACCGTTGAGTAATAACGCTCTTCATCCCCGATCAAACGAACAGGAAGAAACACAATAATGTGGCATTCAAACATTCTGTGACCTGATAGCATCAGTTAAACCATAACGCAAGTCATTTTCTAGTATGTAGAAAGAGTCATTATCACTTGCTAGGGTGATAATGACTCTTGGTTAGCGCAGCAGGTTAGTTGGCTTTAGGTAGCTTGGGTTGATCACTCGAAGGCTGACCCTCAATGGTAATGCGCCCACTTGCTGGTCCGACTGCACCTTCCCCCACAATACGTCCGGGGTAGTTAGTTAAGATTGCGAGCGCTACGATAGCCGCAATAAGTTCTAGCGTTAGATTGCTTTTGACCTTTGGATTTTGCATGATTATGTTAGTTGTTTATTTATCAGGGAGCTGAGGTCTGAAAACCCTTGGCTCCTTTTATGTATGTGGGGTCGAGAAACGCTCCTCACACAGTTACCTTGTTCGATTGGGGTAACCGTCTTGGCATTTGTCCATCCGTCACATACACACAATGAAACCAAACTCATGGTGGTGAAATGTGGGCAATAATTGCTGGCTCTCCCGGCGCTATCGCTTCGGTGGCAACCTAAACCAACACGTTTCAATAGGAGGAATGCTAGCGAGTAGCTTTGTCTAATCCCAGTGAGCAACCTCGTTCAAGCAGCCGCTTCACCCTTCCTGTTTCACGTCACAGAGCGAGACATCCTCGCAGAGCATTTGGCAGACAAGCGTAGCGAAAACACGCGACGGGCATACGCCAGAGACGTGCGTGACTTTTTCCTTACAGTAACCAACCAGCAACCCACACCCACGCTCATGGGGCAGTTTTTGAGCCTGGAGCGTGGGGCTGCTATTTCTTTGGTACTTAAATACAAGTCGATCCTCATTGAGCGCAAACTGAGCGAGGCAACGGTAAATCGTCGGCTGTCGGCTCTCAAGTCCCTCGTCACCTTTGCTCAAAAGGTCGATCGCTGTCAGTGGAGCCTGGAGCAAATTGAGAGCGAGAAGGTGCAAAGCTACCGCGATACCACTGGCATTAGCTTAGAGGCGTATCGCAAGCTGCTGGCAGTGCCCGATCGCACCACACTGGCAGGCAAACGCAATTATGCGATCTTGCGCCTGCTCTGGGACAATGCCTTGCGCCGCGACGAAGTGAGTAAAACCAATATCAGCAACTTCGACCCCGATGCCCAAACGCTGGTCATTTTTGGGAAAGGCAAGGGCACGCAGGCAGAAACAATTAGTTTGAGTGGTGCGACGGTTAGCGCGATCGCAGAGTGGTTAGAGGCTAGAACTCCCCACTCCCCACTCCCTACTCCCCACTCCCCCTTGTTCATCGCCCTCGATCGCGCCCACTACGGCCACCGGCTTTCCGGCAATGCCATCTATACCCTAGTAGTAGAGACGGCAACAGCAGCAGGCATCGCCAAGCATCTCTCTCCCCACCGTTGCCGACACAGCAGCATTACGGCGGCTCTCAATGCCACCAATGGCAATGTGCGAGAAGTGCAGAAACTCAGCCGTCATGCACGTATAGAAACTCTGATGCTGTATGACGATAACCGCACCAATGCCCAAGGCAAAGTCACTGACCTGCTGGCTGGATTGGTGGACTAAGCTCAGGTAGGAACGCTAACCCGTCCCCTAGAGCCTGAGCCTCAATCATGTCGCTTGCTTTTAATGCCGAACTCAACGCCGAAGACTGTGAGCTGCTGAACAAGTTCAACTTGCAGCGGCTAGAAGCAGCGTTCCCCGTCTTGCGATCCTGCAAGGTGCAACGCTCCAGTTTGAACAATGATCTGTTGGTTATCTGCGATCGCCCCACATGGGACGACTTACAACCCGCGTTAGTCGATATCCGCATGGCAAGCTGGACGATTGCAGCAGTCAATGTCCTTTCTATTTTTGCTGATGGTTATTTGGTGTATTGCGCGAGTACACAATTGCTTGAGACACTAGCAACCATAGAGCCTACACTAGAATCAATCGCGCAGGAGATTGATTCATCTATGGTCGCAACGAAAACACGTCCTACTCCAACTCAAACGGCACCAACTGAGCCAGCCGTTAGCACCGTAGCCACTCAAGACTTACCCAAATTTATTGACTTGAACTACCTGGCACAAAAGGCAGGCATTCCAGTGGATCGCATTGCTGCTGAAATCAACCAACTTGGCGGCGTTGCTGGCATCCTTCCCGATGGTGCCTACATGACCACTGACAAAGACCAGCGTCTCTGGGTTAGCAACTACCTCAAACGGTTAGAAGCAGACTTCTTGATGGCACCAAGCACTGTACAGATCGCTCCCCAAGCGCTGTCACCACAACCATCAAAACGGTCTCGTGATGCCAGTCTCAAAAATGGCAAAGCACCCACAACAGCAGTTAAGACAATCAAAGAACCTCGTCTGAGAGATTTTTTCAAGGCACAGAGCTATGCCGTGACGATCGGTAGATTCTTAGATGCCCAAGGTTGGGAAGAAGATAGCCCGTTGCGAGCAGAAGTGTTTGAAGGCATCGCAGCTTTCCCTGAAGACAGGATGCCCACGTCGAAAGGCAGCTTGGCGGAGCGATCGTTCCATAAGATTCTGAGCAAATATCCTGCCTCTAGTCGTGGGGCAGTTGCTAAAGGCATGATCAAAATTGCCAAAGAGACGATCGGCGGCACGGCCACCAATGCAGAATTAGCCCCAGCCGAGCCTACTGAAGTCGTGTAGGGAACACTGGGTTAAGTTTAAGTAGATGCACCCCCTAGACCCCGCTCACAGTGGGGTCTTTTTTATTTTTGCTTAAGCGCTAAAGCGAAACTCTAAAAGAGGCTTTTTGCTTAAGCGCTAAAGCGAAAAGCTGCTGAACCAACTGATCCACCATGCTTAGACCTGACTTGATCAGGTTTTAGTATGGCTTCCGACTCCCCCAAACCAAAAGCGACACGCAGTAAGCCCCTCGGTCGCCCCAAAGGCAAGCGCAGCAACCCAAATTACATCCAAATTTCGGGCTACGTTACGCTAAAAACCTACAAAGCGGTGAAAAATGCGCTTTTTAAGGAAGAAATGGAATATTCCGAGTTAATTCAGCTACTTTTAGATGAATGGCTGCTTAAGCGAAAAGCCAAAAAGTGAGCTAAAAAGATGGCTTAAAGAGGTGCTGGGTCGTGTAGAACAGAGATTAGGCTTCAGCAATATCTGAAAGAAACCGCTAGGCAAGTAGTACAACGCAGCGCATCACGAGTTTCCTTTTATAGACTGGAGTAAAGGGCATTTTGACTGCCATGCTGTTTTATCAAGGGTGGCTGCTTTACTTTGTGGAGATTGAGCAATCATGTCTTATTGCACAAACAAAAGGGTATCAGAACCGCTGTGTGTCCCCATCTCCCGATTTTGATGTTTGCACTGATTGGCAAATCTACGCCTCTCCTAAGCAAGCGATTGAAGCGGGGATGCAGCTTGTAGAGAAAGATTTAGCAGAATTGCACCCCCACCTAAGCTCGGATCTAATGAGCATTAGAGTTTCCGGCGAACTCACTTGAGCCAATTTTGGCAAACTCCTCCCAATCGTCTTCATAGGTGCGCTCCAGATCTAGCTCAATATCATCGCCATTGATAGCAATGAGTCGATAGATAAAAGGAGCAATCGCTTCAAGCACTTGCTCTGTAGGCTCAACCACCCTGCCTTTGGCATAGCGGTTTGCAGTGCCGTGCGAAATCGTGTTGGTGCTGCCTTCTGTGGCACGAGAAAGCTCCCTCTCAGTCCAGCCTCGAACTTTGAGAGTTGCTTGGATGACCTTTGCCATCCGCTTGACTCCTTCTTCGGTGTATTTTCTGGTCGCCACATTTACGGTGACACGGTTCATAGTGTTTGATCGCTATCTTTCTTAAGACTACCCAATTTAAGGGCGATCTGTCCAAACGGACGAAGATTTGCTAGACTACCTTAGACAGTTGAGACAATATCCCATGTCTAAGACAGTTGGATCTAGCCAAATCGAGCAAGCCCGTTCGCAAATCTTTCGCCCTCGCATTTCCAGAGAAGCCTATGAGACCGCCGTTGAACAATCCGCTAAATCGCTGAAACTTTATGGCAGACTGCTGACCCGCGAAGAATGGATCAATCAAGCCATTTCTGAAAAAGCAGAGCGAGAGATGCAGAGCGAGTTGCAGAAAGTCGCCAAACTTCCTGCCTCCTCATGACAAGGGCGATCGCAGTTGATACCGCGATCGCCCAATTTCTTTGTGCCGCCCGACTCCCAATCTGTCGGCACGCAGATTCCAACACGCACATACACCACAGCCAGAGCCATGCGTATGAATGCACTACTTATAACATCTCACCCAATGATTCTCAAACGCCTCGTAACGCTTGATATTGTCACGACAATCCACGGTCGCACCCTTCAAACCGTTTAAAAAAATGTCCCGGCTCTGGTTACAGGGCTGGGACACGCCTTATTAGATACCCCTATCATGACAGCACTCTCCAAAAAATCGGTCAACGCGGCAACAGAATTTCTTTCTACAGAGACTCTTGCGCTGGAACACTGGCAAGAATGGCAGGCATCCGGTGTCAGTGGCGAGATTATTGCCGCAAACGTCGAGACGATTTATGACATCGCGATCGACCCCCACAGCCACGAACCACGCTACCCCATCCATGAGTTCCTGAACTGGCAGGTGACGCGCTTCGGGCACCAGGCACGGGAAAACCAGAGAGCGTGGACATTTCGAGGGCTAGACCCGCTCAACCACTGGGAGCGGATGGAGTGGGGCTGCTTGAAGCTCGACAGGGCACGCAGCAGCAAGGGCAAGGAACTCAAGTACGAGCAGCCGTTGGGCAAAGGCAGCGCACGGGCATTTTTCGCTGCTGTACCCAGCAAGCCACGGCTTTGGCTCGAAGCGCTAACCAATCCAGCTATCCCCATCATTCTCACGGAGGGCGCAAAGAAGGGGTGCTGCTTGCTCAGTTTTGGGTTTGTGGCGATCGCCCTGGGGGGAGTCACCAGCGCGGTTCGTACCAAAGATACGCTCGGCAACCCAATCGAGCCTCATCTGATTGCCGATCTAGCTATGTTCGCCATTCCTGGACGGCGTTTTTACATCGCCTTCGACCACGATCGCAAACCAAAAACCGTTGCTGCCGTCAATCGGGAAATCAACAAGCTGGGCAAGCTGTTAAGTCGTGTCGGTTGCGAAGTATACGTGATTAGTCTGCCTGGGCCCGAAAAGGGAGTCGATGATTTCATCGTGGCACAGGGCGTAGAGGCATTTCAGCGCTGCTACGACGCGGCTAAACCGCTGTGGCAGTGGCAGGTACATCAATACTCCAAGCTGACGTATCCCGTTAGCCAGCGCGTCGTGCAGCGCTATCTGGGCAAGGTGTCACCGCCGGATGAAGCCAAGCTGGTTTGCCTCAAATCGCCAAAAGGCACGGGCAAGACGGAGAGCTTCATCGATATCGTTGAGCAGGCAACCCAGACAGGGCAGCGCGTGCTGTTGATCGGCCATCGGGTGCAGCTGGTGCAGGCGATCGCCGATCGTGTGGGCTTGCCCTACGTCACCGAACTCCGCACGGCAGAACAAGGCTCACTGTTGGGTTATGGGCTTTGTGTGGATAGCCTCCATGAAACATCGCAGGCACGCTTTCATGCCGAAAACTGGAATGATGCGATCGTCATTATTGATGAGTGCGAACAGGTTTTCTGGCACCTGCTGAGTGCCGATACCGAAGTGCGGAACCACCGGATCGAAGTCCTTCAGCAACTTAAAGAACTGCTGATCAACACACTGACCAGCCAGAGCGGACGGATTTACTTATCTGATGCCGACCTGACCAACCTCAGCATCGACTTCATCAAAGAACTGACCGGGCTACCCCTTCAGCCTTGGCTGCTGGTCAACAACTGGAAGCCCGAAGAGGAAGCGTGGCAAATCCATCACTACGACCAGACTAAACCCACCGTTTGGCTGGGGCAGTTAGACGCACACATCGCCGACGGCGGCAGACCATTTGTCGTCACCCATAGCCAGAAGGCAAAGAGCCTCTGGAGTACGCGCACCCTTGAAGCGCTGCTGACCCAACGCCACCCTGACAGGCGCATCTTGCGGATCGACTCAGAGACGATCGCCGATCCCAGTCATCCAGCGTTTGGCTGCGTTTCAAACCTCAATGAAGTGCTACCCAATTTCGATATCGTCATCGCCTCACCTTCTATTGAGACAGGCGTTTCCATTGATATCCGAGGGCACTTCACATCAGTGTGGGGCTGCTTCCAGGGCATCTGTGCCGAGAACTCTTCTCGTCAGTCCCTCGCACGGGTCAGAGAACCAGTCCCCCGACACCTCTGGGTCAGTAAGTACGGGCTGGGACGCATTGGCAATGGGGCAGTGTCTCACAAAATGCTGCTCTACTCGCAGAATCAGCTTGCCTGGGCGAATCTCTCGTTATCGAATGGCACGTTGAACCAGACGATCGCCAATTTCGACTTGGATGAAATTAATTGCAGTGCCGCTGCGATGGAGTCCTGGTCTAAGTTTGCCGCTCGTATTAACGCAGGCATGGCACACTACCGCGATGTCATCCTGCACAATCTCAAGGGTGAGGGGCACAACCTGGTTGAAGTCGTGCCGTCTCTCGACCCCACAGAACTGGCAGAACTGGCAGACACGATCGCCAGCCTCAAAAATGCCAGAGACAAGCAATATCGGGCATGGCGTGAAGCGATCGCTGCTGCGGATGACATCACACCTAACCAATACGAACGGCTGAAGCAGCAGAAGGCGAAAAGCCCTGAAGACACGGCAAAAGAGCGGAAACACGCCCTGAGCGATCGCTATCTGCAACCCGTTACACCAGAGTTAATCGAGAAGGACGACAGCGGCTGGTATCCCAAAATTCGGCTCTATTACTACCTGACGCTGGGCAGAGACTTTCTGCAAGAGCGAGATCGCCGCGCCCTGGAGGGAGAGCTGCACGAGAACAAAGCCTGGTTCCCCACACTCAACCGTAGCCAGGTCGGCAGCGGCATCAAAATCATGGACACGCTCGGCATTACAGAACTGCTGCGCCCCGATCGCCGCTTCACCCGCTTCAGTCGCACCGTAGCAGACATCGCCGACAAAGCACTCTACTACAGCCGCAGTATTCGGGATCTGCTAGGGCTAACCATCACGCCCAAAATGACCCCGATCCAGATCGTGCAAACGCTACTAGATAAGCTGGGCAAGAAACTCAGCTATATCGGCAAATTCACCCCAGACAGGCGCGAAGAACAATTTGACCTACCAGACGACTTTGAGTTTCCTGAAGACATCAAATCGTTTAGCCAGCGGTGTTACAGCTACGTAGATCAGGACGACGGCAGGCAGGCAGTTTACGAGCAGTGGTTAGAGCGGGACCTAACTCATAGTCAGTATGGACAGGACACCCCTTCTTTAAATAATCAAAATCAGCAGGGATGCCCCACAGGAGGTGCCCAGTGAGCTACTACTGGCAACTCAAAATGCACATCAACGGCGGCGATCGCCACACTCGCTTGGAAGACTGCCCCGAATTGGGCATTTGCAGGCAAACCGTAATACAGCGAAAGGGCTACCGGATCGTTGAGCAGCTTCACTTTTTCGCTGATGAAGCCGGAGCCAACGACCCGGTTTACACGCTCAAAGAGATTTTGCTTGAGGCGGAATATCGCAAAGCAGTCAGAGAGCAGGATTTAGGGGCGATCGCTCAGGAGGTGAGGTGATGGCAAGTAACAGCAAAATTGAGTGGACCACTCACACCTTTAACCCCTGGATCGGCTGCACTGAAGTCTCACCTGGCTGCGCTCACTGTTATGCCAGAGACATGATGGATCGTCGGTATCATCGCGTGGAGTGGGGTGCTGGTAAACCTAGAAGTCGCACAACAACGGATTATTGGAAGCAAGCCGTACGGTGGAACCGAAAAGCACAGGCAAGCGGTCAGCGTGATCGTGTTTTTTGTGCGTCGTTAGCAGATTGGCTTGATGACGAGGTGCCTATTGAGTGGCTAGCAGACTTGCTAGACCTGATTGCTCAAACATCTCACCTCGACTGGCTTCTACTGACCAAGCGGATTGAGAACTGGAGAGATCGGCTGCATGAGGTGGTTCGCCACACCCATAATGGTGCCAGTACCTTAGCCAGCACATGGCTTGATGGCAATGCTCCAAATAATGTGTGGTTAGGCACAACTGTTGAGGGGCAGAAGCAGGCAAACGAGCGTATTCCGTTGCTACTTGAGACATCTGCAAAGGTTCGATTTTTGAGTGTTGAACCTTTGCTAGAACCCATACAAATTGAGCCTTGGCTATACGCCTTACATCCGATGCCAGGCTACATAAATGGCAATGCCTATGGCAATTCTCATAGTACAAACAAAATTGATTGGGTCATCTGCGGTGGCGAGTCAGGAAAGGATGCTCGTACGTTCGATCTTCATTGGGCGCGGTCTTTACGTGAGCAATGCCAAGCCGCAGGCGTTTTGTTCTTCTTCAAGCAGACGGGTTCCAACGCAATCGACTCCAGCCAAAACCACGCAGTCAATCGATCGCTAAAAGATCCAAAGGGCGGCAACATAACCGAACTGCCAGAGGAGCTTCAAGTGCGCGAAATTCCGCTGCAAAGCAATACCGCAAAGCGTGTGCAATTAGCGCTTAAGGAGGTGCCTTAGATGGTTGCTTATAACTTCAAACCACAATTTGCGTCGCTAGTGGTCGCTGGCACCAAGTTGCAAACTATTCGAGCAGAGCGCCGCAGCCGTCACGCACGACCAGGCGAAGCCGTGCAGCTTTATACCGGAATGCGGACAAAAGGCTGTCAAAAGTTGCTAACGCCAGATCCCATTTGCCAAAGCGTTGAACCGCTGCTAATTCACTACGAATTGGGTATCAAGATGGATGATCGCTGGTTAACCAGAGACGAATGTACTCAGATTGCCATTGCAGACGGCTTTGATGATTGGGCAGAGTGCTTTCGCTTTTTCAAAAACGTGCATGGGTTGCCCTTCAAAGGTGTGCTGATCAAATGGGAGGCACTAAGCGATGCAACTTAGCCTGTTGAACTACCAGCCACCGCCAGAGCTAACGGAAGAGTCAAGCCCCGTAACGCCTTTGAAACATGGGCAAAGCGTCATCGCTAACGATAAGCCGGGAAAGGTTTACCACGATGATGGCGGCAAGTTGGTTTGGATTGAACGTGGCAATGTGGCAACGCCTCATGACCGCCCCACAGTTCAACCCTGCGAACCACCCAAGCCAGTTGTCAACGCTCACGCGATCGCTTGGCAGGAAGACAATATCGCCTACTACCGCAAGCTGATGGTGCACTTCATGGATTTGCAGCGCCTCGATGCTGTTAGCGGCACGGCTAACCCACAGAAACAGGCAATGCGACGACACATGATCAGCGTGTTGCAATCGCAGTGCGTGCTTTGTTTAACCAAAATCGAGCAGTTAAAGGAAGGAACTGATGCAAACACCTGATTTCAAGGCGATGTCTCAAGTGATGAAGGAGGCGGGACCCATCACGCTTGAGCTTGACCCCATCTATCTCTTTGTCCTAGTAGGCACCGTGCAACTCGCTCTGCGGCATCCCGGCAATCGTGGGCAGAGTTCAGAAATGGCACGCGAAGCAGCGATCGCCTTTCAGCAGCGGCTCGGTGAACTTGATCCAACGATCGCGGCAGCGCTGGAGCAAGGCTGGCATCCAGAGTTTGACGTGACCAGTGAAGAGTTTGACGCGATCGAGGCTGAAAACGCCTGGGATGACGAGCTGTATGACCGACCAGACGAGGAATAGAGCCATGACTGAGAAAAATCGCATTTTTATGGGACGCGACGGCAAAATCATCGACATTCGCATTACTGCTACATCTGAAGCAAGGGCAGCAAAGCTTTACGCAGCCGTTGAAACTGCCTTAGTTAATGCGATTCGGATTGATTTAGAAGAGCAGTGGAAACGCGATGGAAGGAGCGATCGCTCATGAAGTTCACCCTTACCACTCCCAACGAAAATTTTCTCCTTCGCCGCTTCGTGTCCGAGCAGGGGCTCTGGGAATTTGGGCTGCGGGCGATGATGTTTGGTGTGCGCGTCAGTTTAAGCAGGGTTAGCGACGCTTGGTACACCCTGGACTATTGCGCGGGCGATGATCCTGGCTTTGTGTTGATACTGCTGGCAACCGTGGCAGTTATTTTGGAGCGCTATCCCGAAACGATCGCGCCCTCGCAGCTTGAGCGCGAGTTTCCGCACTACGAATACAAACCCATCAACCGAGATAAGTGCTGGGGCAAGCTTCAGCAAATGGCAGGCATCGACCCAGAGCCATCTATTACCTGCCCCGTGTGCGGTCGCACCAGCTACAACTCAAACGATCGACTCCATCGCTACTGCGGTATCTGCCACCAATATCACGACCTGATGGCGATGCAGGCAGCGCTTGAAACGGCACAGAAAGGAGGCGATCGCAATGGCTAAACGTTTACTCCCTCGATGGCAGGAATTTGAAAAGCTATCGCTGACAGGTGCTCCGCGAATGCAGCGCGAAGAGATGAAGAAAGCCTTTTATATGGGTGCGGCGACACTCTTAGCGATCCTGGAAGCAATACCTGATGAGGCAAGTGAAGAGGAAGGTGCGGCGATTTTTGAGGAGGCGTATCAGGAGTGCAAAGCCTACCTTGAGCAAGCAACAGCAGACTACGATCGCCGCCGTAATAGGGGTTTTGGCAAGGGAGGCGATCGCAATGACTGAATACTCTCGCGTCACAGTTCGGCTTACTTACCAATGTGACCGCACTATTGGCATTCCAGTCCCTAGTAATGCTGAACCCGCCGAAATTCACGCGGCGGCTTTCGATAAAGTTTTCCACTTAACACCTGAAGCACTTGAATTAGAGTTTGCGGATTTGGATGTTGTTGATGGTCCGCACGAACTTGTTTTAGCCAAAGAGGTGGATCTTCCATCATGAGCAGCTATTTCTACCTCTGCAATCAGATAGCCAGCTATGCCATTGCCACTATTGGGGTGGTGGTTTTGCTTTTACTGGCTTTGTGGCTACTTGATCGAGCAATGGCTCAATGCCTGAAGAGCCTTGAAGCAATGGATGCTTTCAGACGGTTTTTGATGAGTCCGTACTGGTACGACAGAGGGAGAAAGAGCAAACCATGAATGCTTTTCCTGATTGGGTACAACCACACATCTTCGCCTGTCATCAACCAACCAAGACCGTTTTTCAACCTGCCAAACGTGGACGAATGCACGGGCAATTAGTATTGCTCGACCCCACAGGCAAAGACTACCCCGTCGATGAGTGCGATCGCTTTTCGCTAGAGGATGTGCAAGCAGGAGCGCGGCTGATCACAGCTCAGGCAGAACTCACGCTCATCCCTTGCAGCAACGGTTTTATTGCCACAGATGGGCAACGCCGTTCCAGGGTAGAGCTGCCCAGTGAAGTGGTGTCGGCTGCACAGGAGTTGGCAAACTTTTTTAACGGCACCATCGCTTTTACAGAGGAGCTTAACGATGGACATTAACCTGATGCCTGATGCCTTTCGGCGATCGGTGCATCAACAACTGCTCAACGATCGGAATTTTGATGTCTTTGTGCTCGAACAGCTTTGGTTAAGCCTTTCCCAAGCGACTAAGGATGTGCTGACGTGCTCCAAAGTTTGGTACTTTGGCGAACTCGAGGTCGCCGATCGCTGGCAAGTGCCCGCGCTGGTGATTTTGTCTTCTGGTGCAACTCTGCTCGCACAACCGCGCTACTGGGATCAACTGGTGGAAATTGCAAGCCATTGCAAAGCCCTGACTGCTTGCGATCGGGTGCAGTTGCTGGGCAGTGATATTGGCATTCGCCTCTGGTTTGATTACTCCAGCCAGCAATGGCTCCAACAAAACCTGCCCTTACCCGCTGACTGGCATACGGAGGGTAACTGAGATGGCAATGCAGCGCCACCTTTACCCCGATGACTGGGAGGAGATCGCCTTTCGTATCAAGAGCGAGGCGCAATGGACATGCGAGTCATGCCAGCGCCCCTGCCGTAAGCCAGACGAAACACGCATGGCGTTTGTGGTGAGGCTCTACCGCGATCATGGCCCTACCTGGTGGCATCAGTTTTCCGAGATTGAGAAGGGAGAGTTAAAACTGCGCTTCAATCGGTTCTGCCTCACCACCGCACATTTAAACCATCGCCCTGAAGATTGCGACAGATCCAACCTCCGCGCTCTTTGCGCCCCGTGTCATTGCCGCTACGACCTGAGCCAAATGGCAACCAAAAAGCTGCTCAAACGGGAACGAACAGGGCAGCGCAATGTGTTTGATTTATTAGCCCCTATCCCAGCAGGGCACGGCAAAGACAAAACCAGAATTCAGCTTCCCATTCGGCAGGAGATTACCTAAATGGCAACGCGCAGAGTGTTAATCGAAGTGGTGTTAGAAGGTGCAGAGGCTGACTTTGAGCGTGAGCAAGACTGGAATGATCGCATTGCTAAAAGCGTTTACAGGCAGATTCACAACAAGTTTTACTTTGAGACTGAAACAGTGCCGCCAGTCGGTCGGCAACGCAAACCTCGCACCGTGATGGTGGGTGGGTGGATTGAAGTTAAAACAGTGCTGCCAGCGAAGGAGGCTCAACAGTGAACATTGCAGCCCCACCCACAGAACGAAAGTCAGCACCGATGATCGTGCCTTGGGTAATAGTGATTGGCGATCGCACTCACTATTACCAACTTCCTGGACTCACCCGCTGGCAGGTACTTTCTGAAACGCCAAAGCAGCTTCGGGTGCAGTTTGGTTCTGCGGGTAAAAACCTGTGGCAGCACAAGTGTTACTGCGTCCCTAGCGATCAGGAATGGGATGAGGTCAACGGTCGGCTACGGGTTTTTCGAGAATCTCTGAATACGATTGCTATCTATCTGCGAAGGCTAGGCAGCTACAGCCAGCGGCTAAGTGAAGCTGGAGGTATTAAAAAGGCTCCTAATCCACTAACCCAAAGCGTAATTTGCTGCAAAGACCCTGATACCGATAAAGGTGGCTTAACGTTCAATTTTCCCTTTCAACTTAATCTCTACATAAGTCGAACAAGCATCACTGCCCATACGCCTAAAATGCTGCGTTACTGGGTTGATGGATTTGGTGAGAGTATCCAGTTGCAGACGGATATGTTTGTCTGTCCAGACGATGCCGCATGGGAGCAGTTTCAATCGCTCAGGGAAGCCGCGATCGCTGCATCCAATCACCTTCAGGACTATCTCAAACAGCTCGGCACTTACCAAGAGGCAAAGCACGATGGACGATACAACAGCACAGCGCATACGAATCGTCTTAATGAACCTACTGCGTCGGAAACCATGCACTCTGGAGGAGTTGCAACAGCAGTTGAAGCATTTACCAGCAACGGATGTGACGAGTCAACTGTCGGTGCTGGAACAAAGGCAATCAGTGAAGTTGGAGGACGATCGGTACTTGCTGAATTAAAAATGGGCGATCGTGTCGCGGTTATAAAGAACTGGAAAGGGAAAGACCTTCACAGCAAAAGGGTTGAAATTGCAGCCGGTGATCAAGGAGCAATTAGCGAGGTTTTACCCAAGAGCCTTTATAAAGTTGAGTTGGACAACGGTGCATCACTAAAGTTTTATGGAAGGCAATTAGAGCAGATTTCGGAGCTGCTCAAGTCCGAATTGGTAGGTGATTTCAAAGTGGGCGATCGTGTTCGCACACTCCTGAACTGTTTTGGAGAGCTGCGCGAGGCAACAGGGGTCATCGTGCCGATCGAATCTAACGGCACACATGGCAAAGTTTGTCTTTTGCCAGACGTAATGCCCCATCAGATGGGACTTGAGTATGCTTGCCCATTGCCGCCCATAGAGCAGATCCACAGTTTTTACCATTCGGCTTACCCAGTTAACGGCATCCATCGAGGGACTACGACTGTTTTCAGAACCAACATTTTGGAAGTCTTGCCTTCAGAACCGGACATTTTAGCGATCGGTGATTTTGTCGAACTCTACCTGAGCGAGAGCGGTGAAGCCCTGCCAGAGCAACAACGCCGACGGGGTGAAGTGGTTCAGATATTTGACAAAGGGTTCTTGCGTATCCGCTATCGGGGAGAGCAGTTTGCAGACAAGAAAGATCAGGTACAACGGTTTCGCAAAGTGCCCAAGCGCGACCCGCTGCCTTATCCCACTCAACCTGTGCAAATTGCCAGCCGGGGAGAGTCTGTTGTTGTCACAGCACCGGATCATCCTTGCTATGGCGAAACCTTCACGGTTCATGCCATCTCCATTTTTGGTGCCTTTCGAGAAGACAACACCTTCTTTTACGACGAGGAGCTAGGCTATCGGATTGAGGATGATCCTTACATTCAGCCTGTCCCAGCCGACCGGGACGAGGCGTTCACTGTCACGCTTGAACCTGGCGACATAGTGCAGGTGCTGGCAGATGATGACCTGTATGAGGCGATCGTCACCGTCTATCGCACCCTGCCCAGCTTTGAAATCGAAATCGATTACCAGGGGCTACTCTTCGCCTATCCCCGGCACAACCTCAGACTATATGAACGAGCAACGCCGGAGTCACTCGCCTATCTTGCATCGCAGCACTGCGGCACCACCTCTACAGAAACAGCACTGCACCAGCAACGGGAAGCACTACTCATTGAAATTGAGCAGATCAGGCAGTCGGGACCAGTGGCACCAGCGGGAGCCGAGTGGAAGCGTTATCGAAAAATAAAGACTGTTGGCAAGGGCGATCGCGCCGAAAAAGTGACGTATCCGTCTAACGGAGGTTATTACTATACGATTTGGCACCGCGATGCGATTTTTACTAATTCATCGGGCAAACTGGTGAAATCGCTTCAAGCTGGCACTAATGAATCCGACACATACAACGATTGGCAGCAACGCTTCGAGCGCAGACGGACAATCAAACAATTGCAGAAGACGTTGGACGCAATCGATCGACAATTGCCTTAAGTTTAATCATTTTCTATTGCAGCACTAATTTTCTAGTGCTGTTTTTTTATGCTTAATTGAGCAGCATTTAAAATTAGTTTAATAGACCTGTAGATGAATATTCCTACCGCTCTCGCAGCCCCGTACTGTGAGAGTTTTTTAAGGTTTTAAATTGAGTTAATTGATCAATTAATTCGATCACAAACGAAACTATCCGTTCTGTTTTTGCAGCCGCGATCAACTTAGAACAATCAAAGACCTAACGGAAACATGACGTTGGCAAAGCCATGTTGATCCAGCAGCAACCGCATCTGAGCCACTTGCGGTTCCGAAAATTCATAGCCTGCCCCCTTCAGTGCGGCAAACAGAATTGTGATGGATGACTGAAAGCCTGCAAACTGTTGAAACATGATGCTGCCCATTAAATCAGTGTAAGCGTTGCTCACAGGCAGATTGAGATCCGCGATCGACCGCACAAACATAAAAAGATTTAGCCCTTCAGTCAGCAAGCCCTGATAAAAACCTAAATAGCTTTGTGTGGGCTGGGGTGGGTGTAGTAGTTCGTCTAGCTGAGCTTCTAGTGATCGCACCTGTTGCTTAAGTGCCTCGTTCTCAGATTGCAATGTGGGCAGGCCAGCAAGCTGCGATCGCAACTCTGCCGTCTCTGTCTCATGCTGCGTTTGCTGTATCTCTAGCGCTTGCTGCTGTTCTGCTTGAAGTGCCAGATACCAGGCATTGAGCGCGAGTTGAATATCGCCTGCCAGTTGCCGATTATTGGCGATCGCGTCTGCTACATTGCCATAGTTTTGTCCATCGATTTGTAATGCTTGAGGAGAAGTGATGGTGATAGCCATAGTTTAGAAACCCATAACGGAGACGCGATAGGAAGCAGAAGCAGGATCGATCGCGGCGGCTGTGTAATTGGCAGCCCTCACCGTGACCGTATTTGCTGCACTCACAAACGCCTGAAAATTAATGCCACTGGCAGGGCTGGCAGGTAAGCCAAGCTGAACAAAGTCGTTGATGGCTGATCCAGTGACGGTGATCGTGAGGTCAGCAGAGGCTTGAGCCGGGATGCTAGGGAAGTCGAGGGTAGCGATCGCGCTCAACAGTTTGAGTAATGGTGTTCCACTGCTGCCAATTTGCAGCGAAACATTAGCCGTAAAAGCTCCCGCAGCGCTGAACGCAGCAACCTCGGTTGAGGTAGTCCCGGCTGCTGCGTAGGTTTTGAAAATAATGCGCCCCGCTGACGCTCCACCTGTCGGTAAACCGTTTTCAAGCGTGAGGCTACCACCAACGCCAACAACTCCTGCCGCGCTCTCGGAGTTGCCGCCTTTAACAAGCAAATCCCTACCAAATGAGCCGCCTGCTTGATTGACAGATCTTCCGGCAACTTGGGCACTGCCAAAAATGCCGCAAATAAAACGAGTGCCATCAAGCTGCACTAAGGTTGTTGCCGTACCGCTGTTAATAATCGAAAAAAGACCTGTGTAGTTTTTTAGCGCGCCGCTGCCCGGCGTGTAGCTGTTATTTGCATCCCCAGCATACAAAGCACCACTAGCACCTAAATTAAGACCCGTAAAAGTGCCTGTTGTACCCTTGATCGTGCTTGCCACCACAGACCCGATCGCCCCAGGCGATGCCCACTTAATCAACGAATTATCAAGTTGCCCGACAGCATCTGTCCCCACAATTTGATCTGCACTTGCCACGCCGCTCGAAAGCGCCAGCGCGATCGCCTCTGCCGCGTTTCCTGCGCTATTGCAGAAAAGATACTTTGCCACCGCTTACGCCCTCGTAATCGGCGCTTTTGGCTCAAATTTGAGGCTAGTGGCAGACAACGCCACGCCAATTTGCTGGCTAATCTGCCCCGCCGTGGCAGGCGCGATCGCCGTGAGTGTGCCTGGTGTGCTGGCACTCAGCAAATAAGTTACGCCAGCGCTCAAGCCCGAAAGCCCACTGATCACAGCCCCGCTGTCTAGAAAAATTGTTGCCATTTGCCCAGAGCTAGTGGCTGTAGCGACAAAACCGTGTGCCATCTTGCCCACTCCGGCTGAAGCGTCAGCGTTTCGCACACTCGCAACGCCCGTATTGAGCCAGATATTAACCAGCGCCCCGGCTGCTAGTGCCTCACTTGCAAGGCAACTAACGGCATCCAGCCCCACACCAATGGGAAGCGCGCTGGCATCAATCCGCCCAGAACTATCGAGCGCCAAGAGATTGCCGTCCGATCCAGCACCAGCGCTGGCAACAGTCGCCGCCACCTCGGTCAAGCCGCCTGTGCTGTCGATCGCCACGTAACGTTTAGCTGGCATGATTTAAAGCCTCTGAATAGTTGGTTGCAGTTGGATCAAAATTTCTGTGGGCGTAACCGCCTTGCCAAGCACCAGCAGAAAGCCTGTCGTGGGCGGCGTTTGTGTGATCTGCCCATTGGCACCCAGAAAGAGCAACCGTTGTGGTAGCCACTGCCAAGACGGTTCGGTCAGAGAGCCAAACGTGTAAATAATTGCTTCGCCATCGATCGGCGTGGCGCTGGCGATGATGCCTAGCGTTGCGTCTCGATGGTCGGGATTGAGGTTGTCAGCGTGGATAAGGCGACCATCAGGCTGGATGGCTACTGCCCGATGTCCATTCAGCGTTGCCGCTGCAATTTTGCGTATTTGATTCGAGCCACCACCAATCGCGGGCAGCCCCACAGCACTATGAATTGCCGTCACCCTCGCCACAGGGCTGCTATGCGCGATCGCCACTACGGGCCGCACAATCACAGTCGTTGTCTGTCGCAGGGTTTCGGTCATGGCGTGACAGGCTCAGGGAGAGGATCGGAAATTTGTGGATAGACCACAATCAGACCTTTATAGGGACTTTCAATGTGATTATCGGGATAGGTAATTTCCATTTCCCAGTCATAGTCAGTCGCTTGCCGCTGCCGCGCTTGCAGATCCTCTTCGCTGAAAACGGTGCCGAAGGCAAGGTTGGCAGGTAGCAAAGCCGTTTGTGGGTGGGTTAGCACCAGGTCAACCCGCCCGCTCAAACGGTCAGTGTCAAAAGATGCTGCCAATTGGTTGGGGCTGGTGGAAGTCTGCAATTTGCCCTTAATAGGGGCATTGGCTGTACAGCCCGTCAGATCCGCACAGACCCAACCTTTGGTCTTTTTAGCAATGGGCAGCGGCGTAGGGGCGATCGGTAACGATACAGCTCCCACGTCCACCGCCCCAGCTAATGTCAGCACCAGGTCATCACCCAGCAGCAGCTTCCTACCACTGGCGATCGCCTGTCTGATTGGCTCCACTGGCAAGGCACTAACCCCAGCCAACACATCCGCCGTCGTGCGAATCATGTCCCCCTGCAACAGCGTCACAGAGAGGACATAGCTCGCACCTTGCTTGATGTACAGGTTGAGGTCAGCCGGAATCATGCCGTGAGTCCTTCCGCTTCTAGAATCAGCGGCATCGCGTCATCCCAGCCACCAGCCGGTTTTTGAGTGATGCCCAATTCCTTGGCAATTCGCTCAATGTTGCGCCAGCCCTGAGTCTCTTTGAGCAAAGACTCCAGTTCTGCCTTACGCACTTCGTAGGGCGTTAGTTCTGTGGGTAGTTCAGGCGGAACGGTGTCAGAATGAGTTTCTGTCACTGTTTCCACCATTGGTTCACCCGGTTCTAACGTCCAGCCGCGATCGGCCCAGCCAGCGTAATCAACGCCGTGGACAACCTTTTTCTGGCCGTCTTTGTAAATGGGAAATGGATCAATGGGTTGTGGCATGGCTTAACAAGGTGCGAGAAACGCACCAAACGAAAGGTTGCCAGGAGTACCAGTCTTCGTTGCCGTCACACGCACAAAAGCAGCTTCGGGTACAACGTCTTCAACTGCTGCACCAGAAAGAGCAATTTCAATCTGGTTGACAATGCCAGTGAGCACGATCGCGTTACCCACTTGCTTAAAGGTGACGTTATCCGCTGAAAACTCAGTGGCGATCGACCACTGAGCCGAACCAGCCACGTAACCCGTATGCGCTGCGAGGTTGATGATGTTCTTGAAATACATCTGCTTCGTGCCAGGAAAGGTAATAGCAGTAGAGGATGCAGTAGCAGCAAGGGCTGTCGCTTCGTAAGGGCGAAGCTCTAGCTCTTTGTCGAATTCGATGGCTCGACGGTTGGGAAGGGTAGAACGAGGCATTAGAGACTCCTAAAGGATGAAGGCAAAAGGCTGAGGGAGTAGGGAGCTAAACCCAACTCAAAACTCAAAACTTAAACAATGACGGGAGCGTTGGTGATGCTACTCAAACGTGAAACTGCACGACCATGCTTGACGGTGATAGCAACGTCCCATTCCACGCGGGTACGGTAGGCAGGCTTAACTTCCAGTTCGCCCAGGTCACGCACGCTGATGCCATGCACGCCCTTGATCCTGCCCTGAATGCCGGAAACCATTTGATCGCCAAAGCTGACAACATAAATGGAGCTACAGACCGTACTGTTGCCATCGTTGCTTGATTCAGTGAAGGGCATGATGTCTGCCCCAGTGTTGTCGTAGTCAGCAATCAGGATGGGCAGTCCCTGGTAATACATGACCTTTTGACCAAACTGATTCACTTCATAATTGACGTGACCGGAGATGTTGGGATTACGGGCAGCAGCCGTCATCAGACGACGCATCGCCTTGTTCATAATCAACGCTGTGGGCATATCCACGGCATCGATCGCTTCATCCAATTTGAGTAAGCTTAGAGCTGCGCCACCAGCAGCATTGGCGATTAGCTGAGAACCACCAACACGCATTTGCAAACCGTCAAACGCCCGTGGGTTAGCGCGGCTGTCACCTTTGATAAAGTTGCGTGTCCAGGCGAGGGAAAGCGCTTTGACTTTCATCAATTCTTGTGAGGAGCGTTCCTGGTCGCCTTTTTGATCGACGATCGCGCGGTCAACGTCCAGGTCGCCACCGGCTGTCTTGAGTGCTTCACTCTGAGGGTTCAGGATGCCTGTGCTGGCATCAAAGCCTTCGTTGATACCGCGAAAGCCAATGCCAGGAAGCGTGTCTTCCCGGTTGTAGTGTTCGCCAGAACCTTCAATATTGCGAAATGGGATTGCTTGGAGGATGTCGGACGTGGCGGCATATTCTTCAATAATCGTCGCCGTGCCCATGTCAGGAGCCAGCTTGGCGGCTTCCAAAAGGGTTAAACTCATCGGTCGTCACCTGTAAATTTTGAGAGTTGGTTGGTTGCGCGTTCCCGTTGGTGGTATCCCGCCATTCACAGGGTCTTTGGGTCTTTGCCTGATAAACATCCCGTAGATCGAGGCGCTTGCTGGTGGTATTCCCACGGGAGAGGGGAGTAGGGAGTAGAGAGTAGGGCTCTTTAAATTCAGCCTTCATTCCTTGCTGCCCAGTGGAAGCGTTCGACTCGTCCCTTGAACCACAGCAGTTGATGGTTCGAGAGGTGTTGATCTTGAGCAGCAAAGTGAAAATGCTTGTCCTTGCTACGCACGTACCAGTAGCAATGAGGAATCTCAGTTTTGACTGCCCAGCGCACTTTGAGCTGCACATCTTGCCAGTGCAAAGCCTTTTGGGTAAGGGCTACGAACAAACAATTGCTTTTCATAGCCCTCAGCCTTAACCTGCTGCTTGCTGACGAGCAAACGTCAACCGTTCCGATCGCGGCATTTTGCTCCAGTCTTCGCGGTTGTTGCCAAAGCCATTACCATTGCCACTACCAGGAGGCATTCCGCCACCCGCGGCGTGTCCTTGCCGTTCAAAGCAGTGACCCAATACTGGATCGCTCCGCAAGCCCTCGAAGTATTCTTTGGGTGTCATCGGTTTGGAAGCATCCGTTTTGCTGAATAGGCGTGCCCCATTGGCATCAATCACTTCCACCTGCCCTTTATCGTTTAGGCGCAAGCTCTTGTCGATCACCGCTAGCAGACTATCAAAATAGGTGATTCCGGCATCACCCGCACCGCTGCGCCCCTTAGCTGCTTGAAACGCTTTCTCAGCTTCGGTACGCTTCACCAGATTGAGGTATTTGCCCTCAAATTCTTTGGTCCTGTCTATCTCTACTTTCAGCTTTCCAGACCACTCCGTTTCGACCTCGTTGCGAATGGTGATCTGTTTTTGGTTCCATTCCTCAGCCTGCTGCTGCAACGCCTCAAACTGCTTATACTTCTCAGGGTCCATACCCTTAACCGATTCTTGCAGTGCCTTAAGTGTGCGATCAGCATCCTTAGCGCGTTTGCGTTCGGCGTCCAGTGCCGTTTTTAAGCCTGAAACATCTTCGGGTGGTGTGGGGTCAGTCGTCGGTGGTGTTGTAGGATCAACCCCCCCACCTTCACCGCCATCAACAGACGGCAATGGACGTGCAAAATTCCCTGGGAACATCCCGTAGCCAAGGAGTCGTTTGAAATGATAAGACATAGGGCATCCCGCCGCTAAAGTATGCCTTGGAGTTCCCCCATGCCACGCCGCAAGTTGCCCAAATGGTTAAAAGTAGTTCTGTGGGTTTTGTTATTGCCTTTTGCCGTTGCCTCTCGTATTAACGATTGGGTCTACGGCTGGCGACGGCGCTAAGTTGTCGGCGCGTCGATAAAGCCCTTACTAGCACCATCAGGTAGCGATACCATTACCCTGCGCCCTGCCGGAATCAGCCGATCGCTCAAAATCTCGCATTCGATCGGAGAGCTGGAGCCATCCAGCAGCACTAGACCCGCATTATTGTTAGCATTCTTGCCTAAGTAAGCGCCTGCATACTGCTGCTGTGCCTGCTTTGCCTCGTCAGCCGCTTTCTGCTTCTGTGCAAACCGTTGGCGGTTGTCAGCTTGCTCTTGGCGTAGTAGTTGTAATGCGTTCATGGTTTTAACCGGAGTAAGAAGCGTTGGTGATCTGCCAAATTCGTTCACCGCTTTTCAGCACAAATGGTTTGTGCTTGTAATAGGGCACTTTAACGGTTTGTTTTAATTGCCATTCAAAATCGTAAAGCTCAATTTCTGCGGTTGTTCGCGCTGCCTTCGCCGCAAAACGACCGTTAAAACGGTTAAAAGGGGCATTGAGATTTGAACTATTCCAATACTCACCAGTACCGTCAGCTTGCCAAGCAAAGAAATCCTTAAATCGTGCAAGACGATCCTTCAAAACCATCTCTCCCCGATACTTCCAGCGTCTTATCTCGCCGTTGTATGGCGCAACGGCATAACCTACCCCATAGTTGTTGTAGTTGTAGAGTCTATCCTCGCTTGTGGGCGATTGCACCAACCCCTTTGAGCTAGCGAGAAAATTGGTATTCCAAAGCTCTCCAGCCCTGACATAGCGACCGAAAGCCAATGCTGCTGTACCCTGCCGATTCATTTGAAAAGAAGGGAATATATCGGTGCCCGCCCACACTTGAGCATTGAAATCGAAAAAGAATGCTGGAATCTGAGCGTACTCAAAAGCATTTTCGATTGGGGGCTTCAGCTTGGGCGTGAAATTCATCGAACCTTCGATCACCTCAGACGCTCCAAGCGCCATGCTTGCTGTCGTGATCTTCCCATCAACTACTGTCTCTGGTGCAGAGATGCCTTGATCAGAGATGAATGAGAAACGGTTTAAGGTGTGATAGCGACCCGCTAAAATACCGTAGTTTGCGGCAAAGACCCTATAATCATTTTCCTTAATTCGACGGCTAAAAAAGCCGTTTCCACAGTTGGTATAGTCGTACATCTTGGCTGAAAGCTGCCCGATAGCGGGACTTGCACCATACGAAACTGTTTCTTCAAAGAAAACAGTTAACCCTTGTGGCGTGAGTTTGTAGAAGCGATTACGCCGGATCAATTCTTCTACTACCCCTGGCGGATTGATGAGGCTCAAGCACTCAGAATGCCCGAACGTATACATCCATTGATCTTCTCCCGCTCCGAGGTTGCTAAAAACGCCGTCAAACGGGAAGCTGATGCCAGAGTAATCAAGGGTGGCATACGCAGTCGAAAAGTGTCGATAGGAATGAATGCTGCTAGGGTCTATCGTCAACGGAATAGTTTCAAGAAAGTTCCTAAAAGTGAAAACCTTTTTTGGTGCAGATCGCGCCCCACACAGATAAAACTCAAGATCATTCCCTTTATGAATGATTGCGAGCCACTTGAGCCTAGCGATGCGTTCCGGCTGATTCCGCTTCTTGGTCGCTACTCCCCGTTTCGGCAACTGTTTTACCGTGACCTTACCAGGAGCCATCAGTACCCGCACATTCTGACCAGGCTTGATCAGTGCGTTGGAAGTAATCTCACCAGCACTTACAACCTGCCCATTTTGAGACACCACTGCGTTCCCTGAGTTAGCATCACGCCCTACAAACGTGTAGGACTTGTGCCGCTTCAGGTTCGTGCGTTGCGTTGCAATATGCTTTCTCGCAAACCGATCGCGGTTAGCAGCTTGCTCCTGTCGCAGCAACTTCAGTGCATCAAACTCCTGAGCCATACGCTGCATTCATCCCCACAAGGTCAATGTCATACTGTACGGGTCTTCCAGTCTGCAAGGAAACGGCATTGGCTTCCACTTGCAGCAAGACCACAACCCCTGTCGCATACCTCAACTGGAACGTTCCCGAACCTGCATTTGAGAGTGTAATCGGGTTCACTCCATCACTCGAAAATTGGAATGCTCCTGTGCCGCTATTGACGTTGATTGCTGTGTAAGCGGTGTTGCTGACAAGGTTCCCCGGCAGCGTTGAACCTGCATCAGCGACCGGAATCACTGTGTCGCCATTGGCTAGCAAGTTACCTGCGATCGTGATTGTGCTACCAGAAACATTACTAGGGGCAAAGGACTCACTTGCTTTGCTGTGAGCATTGGCTAGCAAAAAGACAGTTTGAAATTGTAATGTGCCGCTTGCCGCTGTCCAGGTCGTCGTCACTGTGGGGAGTTCGTGACGTTGATTAGTGTTGCTATACGTACCATTGCCCGACCACAAAACTTGTTGCCGCTGATAACCAAACTCAGGCTTCAACTCGGCTCTAATAAAGTCTGCAAAGCCGCTTGCCCTGGTCAGGGCTGCACTAGCAGAAGCGCATAGGTAAAACTTGCTCGGATGAGGCGCAACACCCACACCACGATACAGTAATTGTTCAACGTAGCTAATCCAAGCGTTTGTACGGGTTGCCATGTTCAGCAGCGATTAAATATCTTCTGCTGTGTGGTTCCCACTAGCTGTAAGAGCCTGGTTGCACCGTGTAGGCTGTGCGGTCAGCATTGGGCTGAACGACGAACGATGTTTCAGTCGTTGGTGCAAAGTCTGTATAGCTAGTTCCATCGCCCTTCGTCGCAGTCCACAAGCCCCCATTGTCAGGGGTGCTTCTGGCTACCATCATCGTGCCATCTGGGAAGAAGGTGATTTCTAAGAAGCGTGAACTAGAGCCGCTTGTACCTGGCGATCCCTCGTAGCGCACTCTGTACGAGCCATTGCTAGCCTTGACAAACACATTTTGATAGCCGCGATCGGCAGAACCGAGATGCAATGCTCTACCTGGGTTTGTGCGTGATAACCCAGAATAATTGCTGGAGCCGAACCCAAACGTGACATAGGAGTTTGAGCCGATGAAAACGTTGTTGCGGTATGTCGCGTCGTAATAAGGGAAGTCGAAACCGAGATCACCGATGTTGATATTGGCATCATCTACGGAGCCTGTGTAGATATTGGTCATTCCCGCCGAACCTAGAGGCGCAACCTGCGTTGACGAGTAAAGACCAGATGCAACCGTTCCACTACTACCACCCGTTCCACCAGTTGAGGCAGCAGAGGCAGTAGCCCCAAATAATTGCAGTTCCAGCACCGAGATATAGGCTCCAGGATGCTGATCTAAAACAACAACATAAGCGTTTAATGGCGTGTCGAGAGCTGTCACAGCGCTTAGATCCTTGGTTTGCGCTCCCCAATAGTAGAGCGTCAAAGTTGTCTCATAAAGGAGCGTAGTAAGAGCTTGATCGGCGTAAATGCGGAGTCGTGTGGGTGTGTTGTATGAGCCGTTGTACTGCCCTGTGTAGATCGTGAGTTGATTCAGGTAGAAGGGTTGAGCGGCAGTCAGCAGCATATCAAACGCCCCACCATTAGGGACATCCGCAATCATGCCGCTGTCGTTGATGTTCCCATCAATCAGCTTGCTAGGGTTATAGTTATCGCTACCAAAGAGATAGGCTTGCTCACCAATAGAGGTAGGCGTGTAGGTGATTGGATTTAAGGTTGAGCGATCGACACTTCCCCCACCAGTCGCTGGAACGGCACTGCTTGAATAAGCTCTACCGTTGCCATTGTTGTAGTAGTAGGCAATCGCATCGTCAGGCAACACAGCGCCCTTAAACAACCCTGTGTACCGCATTCTGCCGTTTAGCCTGTATTCAGAACCTTGAGCGCCTAGCGTTAGCGCACCGTCAAGGGTGCGTGGTGGCCCACCAACAACGAGGCTGCTGAACGCGCCATTATTGCGCGAGATTCGCAACGTCCCACTAGAAGCAATGTACTGGGCACAAAGGAAGTGCCAAGTTCCGGTTGCTGGGGCTGTGTTGCCTACTCGAACATAGTCGGAACCGCCAGTGACAGCCCGGTACGTGCTGACGTAGAAACCCCCACCATACGGATCAGCCAAGATCTCGTACTCTCCATATCCACTAACGCCTTTAGAAAGGATGCAAGTGTAGCTAGAAAGCGAGTCAAAATAAACCCAAGTCAGGATTGTCCAATCCCCACTGCCTAGTTGCAGAGCGGTGTTATTGCTCCGAGAAAGGCTATCACCACCGTCAAAAGACCCATAGCCTGAGCCGAAGGCGACACCATTATTTGTAAGGTTCAAAGCCCCTGCACTATCATTACCATCGGTTTGCAAGTTCCAGTAAGACGTAGGTGCGGTGTAACCAATACTGCTACTAATCATTGACAGTCTTGCCGCTTCTCCCTGAGCTGATTGCAGCGTTTTTAACAACGGCAGTATCACTGTTGCCGTGAGTCGTGCTGCTTGACCCTGGGCGCTCTGAAGCTTGCGCGGCTCTGTCAGTGAGAGCGTGAGTTGTCCTGCCTGCCCTTGCGCTGTCTGTAAAGGCAACTCCAGTGGGTCTAGTGTGTACAGTCGATAGCTGAGTCTTGCGGCTTGTCCCTGCGCGCCCTCGATGCTGCTCGTTTGGACATACGGAGGCACTACTTCAGGCGGCAGAATGTTCACTGCACCGGGAATGTAGCTTGCTTCTGGGTCTTCTGGGTCAACGTCGATCGGGGGGGTAGTGTCAGGCTCAGTGTAATCAGCACCCAAGTAGCCCAAGTAAAGACCGTCAATGCTCACAACGCAACGCATCCCCGCGATCGCCAGCGCAAAGCCATCGCCCAAATAAGCAAACCGATCGTCTTCCTCAACCGCATCCACTCGCGCCAGGGGCTCATACCCAAACCATGCATCCGCCAAGTCGGTAGTGTAAGAAACGGCTTTGTAGCGCCCCCACAGCAACGGGGCCCACAGTTTCGCCAGTCGGGTCGCATCGCCCTGAGCGGCTGCCCTTGATGTGCTGTTGAGATAGCTAAAACTCAAACTCTGCTCAGGCTGGCGATAGGGTGTCGAAGCATTAGCAGGTAGCTTGGCAATCCCCTTCACGCTTTTCTCAGTGGTCGCAAAGGCAGCGGGGTAAGTTGTTGGTGCAGAGGGTTGGCATTGTCCACCATTAGAAAATTCGCTTTCGTCCTCGCCCACGGACAGCGCTGTGAGGGCATCGACCAGTGTCGCCAGATCTTCAATTGTGGAGCGCAACACCTCAGCAGTATTAGAACTAGCCAGAATCAACGATTGATACTGCTGCGTTGATTTCTCCCATTCGCCCTGATGGTTCTCGACCCAGCGCTCAAGCTTGCGATCGCATTCGACCATGCGAGTCGCGTTAGTCAGCACCGATTCGTAAGCAAACTCATTAGGGCACAGCGCACCCACTGGCTGAAATTTGCGCGTTGTGATTTCGGGACCATCCCCCAACGGTGTCGGTGTCCAGTCGTCAGGGCTGCCGATCGTCGTTTGAAAGTTTTGCCCCAGGTCATACCGATAAGTGATCTCTTCCACTTCTGCGAGCAGGGGTATCGTCTTATCGCCCACTTCCTCGGCTGGATAGGTTGCCAACACGTCTCGCAGCACTACCCCGCGCAGTTTGTACAGCTCGATCACCGTTCGCAGCCGCCGCCCCTGATTCCCTTGCTGGCAGGCAGGGCTACCCGCCACGCTGGTCAGCGGTGCATTTGTTTCGTAGTAGTGCGTTTCTCTGCGATATTCACCCGTAGAGAGGGCTGTACTGCCTGCAAAATCGGGATCTTCAGGTAGCAGAATGCCGAGACACTGAGCAATCTGGCTCGTAATTTCGCGAGTCTTTGCACCCCGATTAAAGTTGTCACTTTTTTGAGTGCGCTTCAGCACAATCTCACCCACCGGAGCGGAGTCAGCACCAGAGGGCACACCGGCAACGAGGGCAGGACCACGTTGCTCTGCATAGGCTGAATAGGAATCTCTAGCAGGCGTTGTTATGCTGCATTGCGCCTGCACGATGAGCTTTGCAGCAGGCACCTGACCTGCCACGCGCTCACTATCAACCACCTGACCTGCATCGATTCGCACAACGGCTGTAGTGGTCTGCGCGTCGATCGCCCTTGAACGAACCACCCCATTCTCAACGTACAGAAAATAGCCGCTAGAGGCTGCTACCTGTCCAGCCTGGTCAATATAACTCCCCTCCAGTAATCGCGGTGCAGGGGCGCTAATTGCCCCAGGTACAGCGATCATCTGCAATTCGCTGGGTATGCCAGCAGCCTTGAGCAAAGTTTTGATCAGCCCACTTTTAGAAGTGCTGGTGCCCAGGCAAATTTTAGAAGCATTGCCGATCGGCTCTTTCCCCTTTAGCAGACTCAGCCAATCGCCCAACTGAAGTGTCAACCTGCGTGATTTCGGGCTGTAGCTGCTTTCGAGGATAAACAAACTGCCGCAACGTGGCGGCGATCGCAGTGTGCCAGCCTTGTCAGCAAGCAATAAACCGACCGGATTGCCCTGGCTCCAGCGGCTATTCTTGCGATCGTCCAGGCTTTCAAAAATGCCCTCTGGTCTGCCTAAGACGAGATTGCCAGTGAAGGTGATCAGTCCAGATTGGTCAATTTTGCTATCACTGCCCGAAAAACTCACCAGTGGATCGGTGCAGTTCAGCCCTGCAACATCCAGTGAGTAATTGCGAATGCTGAGGTTGATGGTCATGCTGCAACCGTCCGCAGCTCCTTCAGCACAAACTTGAGCAAATGGGTATGAATCCCATTACCCGACTCTTCCACCTTCGGCTGAAACAGTTGATATTCAAATTGAGCAAAATATTCGCAACCACCGCCAGGAAAGTTTGTGACTGTAGCACCGCTGGCAAGCGCTCTTGTGCGTGCCACGTCTTCCACTACTGAGCCGATCAGGTCATGCACAATGATGCCGAACCCGGCTTGCTGGGTGCGTCGTTTGCGTTCCGATCGCTGATAAATTTGCAGGAGCGCTACTCTGTCTGCCTCGGTGCCGAACACCCCGATCGTCAGCACTCGCTTCGGTTCGTACAAAATGCCATCAACTAGCGGCGAACCATTCAACGAATAGTTCAGCTCAGAGCTATCCGCAAAGGTCTGCTCGTAGCCGTTCACTAAAAAATCGGTTAAGCGGCACTCAATACCGTCGAGGGTCAAAATCAGCACAGCAGGGGGAATAACGCTTCCCTCTGGGGTTCCCTCGTTAAGCCCTCATCAAGCCCTTAGTAGGTTGCCAGTATTACGATTCTGGTAGTCTGCGTAATCATCGACTGGTTGCTGAGAATGGAAGGCGATCGCTCTTGGTGTGTTTGCCAGTCGCTCAATGTTGGCATTCAGCAGATCCAATTTTGTCCCTAAAAAGCCAATCAGTTCGCTATTGAATGATTCTGTTTTGCCGCTAGAACTAGATTCCACCACACCGCTGCTGCTATCAGGTGTAGGTGCACTTTGCTGAAGTGAAAAGACGCTAGACGTGTCTCGCAGACCTCGATCGTCGTTGCTCCCACCGCCAAGCTTTAAAGCGCGATTCATTGCCGCATAGTTGCCCGATTGCACCCCTTTATTGCGTTGCACTTCGCCTTTGCTTGTTACCTCTGCTGGGTCTACCTCATCGTCGCCATTCAGCAGCCCCAATCCCGCATTTTTAGCAAGTCCCTTGAGCAAGGGGTTGATCGGTTTTTTAGGGTCTACTCTTAGACCACTCATTTTGATAATGCCTGTTGCTGTTGCCTTCAGGTAGGTATCGAAGCGCCCGAACACTTCAGCTAAGAAGCCTGCTAGCTCGTTTAACACCTTGAGCACATCGCTACCACCTCCTGGTGAGGCACTGTTTGCAATAGGATTGCCGTTTGCATCAATCTGCTGACCCTTGACTGTTGATCCTTGGCTACCAGTTCCTAGCCCTTGAACAGCCGTGCCGTCATAGAAGGCTTTGGCAGCATTCTTGAAATTAAAACTACTCTGATTCCCCTTGAGTCCAGCACGTTCCAGTTCAGAACCACGCAGTCGGCTACGCTGATCCGCCTGAAAATTGGTTAACTCATTCTGCTGCTTTGCACCGAGCGCCCGACGCTGTAGGTCGGCATTCTTACCCACTGATGCAAACTGCTGATCAGCCAACCCTGACAACTCCTGAGCATTACCCAGTCCCTTCTGAGCGATGCTGAGGTCGCTGGAGGCAGCGGCGATCGCCCGATCGCGTTCCCGCCCTGGCGCTAGCTCCTTCGCCTTGTCCAGATTGTTTTTTGCTTGGAGAATCGCCTGCTCTTGCAACAGCACATTTTTCCGCGCCTCGAACTGGGCAGACTTAGCGGCAAACTCCTGTTTCTTAATTTCAATCTCTAGCAGCAGCTGCTGCAAGCCCTGCTCACGCAGTAGCGCTGCCTGCTTCTGCACCGCTAACTGTTGCTCCAGTTTCAGCCGACCATCCGCCAGGTCGCCTTCCTTGGCACTACTGCTAAAGCCCAGTTCAGATAGTTGTCGTCGCGCAACCTTCTTAACTCGGCTGTTGGCTTGCGGGTCCTTGACCGTACCCAGTAACTTTTCGCCTTCCTCAGCAACTTTGACCTTGATCTCTAGTTTTGATGTCGCCAGGGCATCCAACGACTTTTGCAAATCGCCTTTGCTCTGAAGTAGGGTAGTTTGCAGCTCCAGCGCTTTCTGCCCAATTTCAACAATCGCCGTTTTCTCACGATCGAGTGCGGCAAGCTGTTCGTTAGATGCCTCTTGCGTTGCCGCCATGCGGTCTTCAATGCCTTTGATGGCAAGGTCACGCACCAGTTTCTGGCGCTCAAGTTCGAGGTCAACCACCTTCTGATTAGACTCTGCTAACTTCTGGTTGAGTTCCAGCGCTTTCAGGATGGTCTCTTTTTTGGTTTGGCGTTTATCCCGCTCTAGCTGGGCATTCTGAGCGATTTCCTTCTTAATTTGCTCCCCTTCACTTAATGCCTGAGCCGTCGCGATCGCGTTGAGCTTGGGTTGTGTGTCTTCTTCGGCGATCGACTGACTCGCAAGCTGTTGTTTAACAGCGGTGGTGTCGTTCGTCGCACTAAGCTGAATCGCCGCACCCGCTTGACGGTTGGCTAGTTCCAACCCTTCGAGAATTTTGCGGTTCAGCGCTTCAACCTTTTTCGCAGAGGCTTCCGATTTGGCGGCAGAGGCTTCCGACTTCGCTGAGGTTGCTTCAACCTTTTTCGCTAGCGCCTCTTCTACAGCAACAGCAGCGTTCGCACCCTCTAACCGTAATTCAGTAAGCTGGGTCGTTAACTCTCGCTGCCGTTTGTTATATTCTTCAGCGCTAATTCTGCCTTTCTGGCTGGTCAAATCGTCTAACGCTTGCTGAGTGTTGGCTTGGCGCTGATTGGTTGATGCAACCTGGTTCTGAGCCGTCTTCACTCCTAAATCGGCTTCATCAACGCCAGTCTGAGCCGTCTTCACTCCTAAATCGGCTTGAGCAATACCCGCATCGGCTTCGACAATACCCGCATCGGCTTCACTGAAGAACTTGTTATTAGCTTTGTCCAGCGTCAGACCAGCGCGCTTCTGCGACAATCTAGCCCGTTCCTGCGACAATTCAGCCCGTTCCTTCGCTAGTGCAGCGTTGTCTTGGCGAATGGGGATAGCCCGTTTAGCATCATCTCGCTTCAGCGATTGGTCACGCTTGCCAGCATCGCGATCGATATCTGCTAATGCTGAGGACTCTTCGGTTTTCTGCACTGTAACTCGTGCTTGCTCAACCTGAGTGCCCAACTGTTGTTGCTTGTCCGTGCCTTCACGAAACTCTTTCAAGCGCTCCAGGATGGCTTTTTTGTCCGTTTGGTTATCTGGTGTGCCTTTCAACGCTTCCTCAATCTCAGCCAGAGAGGAACCAATTGTCACCGTCTTGCCAGAATTGCCAATGGGAATTGTGCCCAGTAATGTCTGAGCGTCAGCCCCTTTCAGCGCCGTTTCCTGCTGGTCAAGTGTGGTTTGTCCTGCGTCAAATTGTGCCTGCAAGCGGGTTTGCTCAGTTTTTGACTGATTAACGGCTGCCACTTGTGCAGCACGAGGGTCTTTGGTGAAGTTGGCAAACTGCTGCTTCAGAATGTTCTGGCTACTCTGGTTAAAGACCCGATCGGCAATTCGTCGCGCTTCTTCCAACTCGGTTGCCAGTTTAGTAAAGGTGGTGGTCAGTTCACGTCCGGCGCTGACTGAGGTTTTGATGCCCCCTTCAAACTTATTGATTGCAGCCTGAGCCTTCTCCAACTGGCTAACAGCCTCTTCAAACGGAGCTTTGAGTAACTTGGCTTGCTCAACAGGTAGATTTTTGGCGTCGATCGCCTGCAATCCTGCTTTAGCATTATTGAGTTGAGCGGTAATAGCGCCCCGTTGCTCAATCAATGGCGCAGAGGCGGCTTCGCGCTTGGCGTTCAGTTCTGCCAGTTGTTTGTCAAGGCCTGCAATTTCATTTTTGTCTGCTTGAGGCTTATTGGCAGCAAGGGCGCGTTGATTTTGCACTGCCTGGGTCTGTTTATCCAGATCAGCCACTCCAAGCAATTTTGCCTTAATCCCTAAATCACCCTCAAACACCTGCCCACTGAGGGCGCGGGCGCTATCGCCAAAGCGTGTGGCTTCTAAAACATCGTTTTGACCTTTCTTTTCAGCAAGGGTGGTTACTTTGCCGTAATCTTTGTCAGCCCCAAACGCCAGATTTACTTTCTCTTGAGCGCCGTTGATGCCTTTGAGCAGATCGTCAGTTTTGAAGCTGGCTGCACCAAACGTCAGCACTTTGCCGATATCTGGCCCTTCAGACGGCAGTTCTTCCGGTGGGGCAACACCCTGAACTTCACCCTTAGCCCGTTTCGCCGCATCCTCAATGCGCTTTAGGTTGGCTTCTGCCTGGTCTGCAAACCCCTTAAACTGATTGCCCAGGTCAGACGGCACAAAGACGCTCAATGCGCCTGTAACGGCTTCCACCGCCAGTTGCAGTAAGAAGAATTTCGCTAGTAGGGCAGGTAGTGCGGCAAACGCGGCTGCCAGCGACCCACCGATCGCGCTAAACCCAGCCGCAATGACTTTAGCGATCGCAGGTAGCGCCAGTAATTTGCCCAGCAAGCTCACAGCAACGCTGGCGGCGATCGTGGCGAGCACTGCCAGCACGGCATTCATCGCCACTTCAAACGCTTTACCGATGCCTGGAATTGTGGCTAGACGGCTGGCGATCGCGTTGATCGGTGTCAGAATCACACCCAGCGTTGCCGAAATTTTGTTGATGCCCTCTGCGCCTTCTGCCGCTTTCTGAGCAATGCCTTCGAGAATTTTGCCTAGCAGATTTGCGCCAACAATCAGTGCAGGACCAAACGCTGCACCAACCGACTGCTGCAACTCCAGAAATTTGTTCTGAACGTTGAAAATAGCCGATTGCGCATTCTTCGAAGCATCAACGGCTGCCCCACCAAACTCCACTTGCAATTGCCGCGCAATCTTGGGCAGAAATTCATCGGCAGAAATCGCCCCTGCTTGTAGCGCCTTCGACAATTCAGCACCGGATAGCCCCAATGCCCGTTGCACCGTTGCCATGAAGCTGGGAATGCGTTCTTGGAGCTGGAGTAATTCTTCGGTATAGACCTTGCCCTTAGAAGCAATCTGAGAAAAGGCGAGAGACGTGCCGTTTGACTCTTCGCTGGTCAGCCCTAAGACGGTGGAGGCACTCGCAATGCCTGTAAACAAAGGCTTGGTTGCGCTCTGACTGTTGGTGCCACGGGTAGACGCTGCCAGCTTGACGAAGCCCTCCTGTGCGGCTGACAGGGGCACTCGCAACCGTTCGACTTCTCCTCTAACAAAAGCGAGGTTTTGCGCCCCCACAGTGGAACTGCCACTAGCGAAATTGAGCGCCGTTTTGAGGTTGTCCAGCTTGATTGAGGCTTGAATTGCCTGAAAAACAAAATCTTTCAGTTGCGTAGTGGCAAACTGCAACCCCTGGAAGCCAATCAGCCCAGCAAGGACGGGCCCAATCAGCGGTTTGAGTTTGCCGAATACGTCCAGCAGTTGACCAAACCCACTGGCCCCACCACTGGCGGCAGGCGTTGGCAGGGGTCGATCGAGCAACTTGTAAACGCTGAGGAGTTCTTTGCGGTACTCCCGCAGCTTGGCAATTTCCTTGTCAGTGAGAGCGCTGGTCGGCTTGGCAAGGATCGCTTCGGAACCCGCGATCGCCTTTTCAGCCCGATCGCCTGCCTTACCCAACCGCTTCGCCTGCGTCTGATCGCCTGACCCTTTGGCAACTGCCTCACTGCTGCGGATGTCGTTGAGCAGGCTCTTACTTTCAACCGTCAGTGCTTCTGCTTGCCTGGTGACAGCCGCACGAATATCGGTCTGCACCCCTTTGAAGACGGTTCGCAGCGTGCCAAACACACCCTTAAGATCGCTACCAGCGATCGGGTCTTCAATGCGAGTCAGGCTGGCATCGGCGACCACTCCGGTCTTACGCTCCAGCTCAAACGCACGTCGTTTGTTAGCTCGCAGCTCTTGCTGATTCTCGCCAACGACCTGCTGCGACTTTGCCTGAGTGCCATCGTCGATCGCCCGGTCTGCCAGCAAGCCAAAATCGGGACGTGCCTCGGTCTTTGCCGCAATTCGTGCCCCAATTTGCAGTAATTCCTGGTTGGCGCGAGTCATCTCCGCGTCAAACGTTTCGCTGATGATCTGCCCACGCTCTTCTAATAACCGCTCAACGGTCTGGTTGAGCTGGTTGAGTGCCCGAATTTCCTGCTGTCCCGCGTTGCTGGCATAATCCTTATCGCTGGAGAATGCCAGGGCAAGGCTGTCGATCGTGTCCCCAAGCTGTTTCTCTAACTGAGAAAGCAACTGCCGCGATTTGCTGGTCAGCGTGCGTTTTAAGCTCGTTGCGCCACTGGTCAAGTTAGCAGCTGCTAAATCATCACCACTGGCTTTTGCCTCGTCGTCTTCTCCCAATCGGCCCTGAATGCGTTGCCGCAATTTGGTCAGTTGAGGCACGGCAGCCATCGCGACGGCTGCGCCCTTAAAGGGAATGCCAGCCACACCCGGCACCATACTTCCCAGGGCAGCGGCACCGTTACCGATCGCAAACCCAGCGAGATCACCAAACAGATCATCGCCTTGACCGAACTGCCCCCCTGAGAGAGCATTGCGAGCGGCTAGCGCTCCAATCAAATCCCCCGCCAGTCCACCAGCGGCACCACCCAACTGATTGCCAGCGATCGAGGCAGCGAACCCAGCCGTGTTGACCAGTAAATCCTTACCCTTCGGTGTGCCAGCCGCTTTTTGCAAGGTGGCAGGCAACGTTGCCTCCGGTTCAATTTCAGCAAATCGAGCGACCTGAGTGTTAATGGTGTCTGCCAGGGTTTGCTGTGCTTCGTTAAACCGCTCAATTGCATTACCTAGTTCCCGACTGACAACCTGGCTACCCTCACGCAATGTATTGAGCAGATTTGCTGAGTTGAGGTCATCTCCTGATGAAACATCCACCACCGTTGCGTTAACGGTTTGCACGGCCCTTGAGCTGCTGCCCTGGCGTTGGGTTTCCTGAATCTGCTGTCGTCCCGCGTTCCGTGCCTCCGATCGTGGTAGCTCCGATCGCTGCGTCAACTGGGTTCGCAGTCCAGCTAACTGCTGTGCGGTTTTACCTTCAACCTGAAACTCTTTAAATGCCTGATCAATTGCGGCAACCTGCTGGTCAGATTCAGTGGCGATCGCCCGTGCCAGGACAAGCCGTTGCTGCCCCTGAGCCGTTTGAAACTGTTTGTAGAGCTGCTTTAACTTTTCACTGCCTGACTTGATTGAGGTCAATGCCTCGGCTGGCAGTTTGGGAACGGTGCCCTGACTACCCGTTTGGAAAGCTTTGAGTTTGGCACTGTCGCCAACTTCAGCCAGCACCTTATCGATCGGTACGCCAAAATCAGTGGAAGACAGCTCACGAGCAAGATCTTCTTTCTTCAGGCTGCGTGACCGTTTACTGGTAAGGCCCAGGCGCTTGGCAACTTCTCGCAGTCCCTCAACGGAGTATTGCTCATTGAGGTCTTGAAACAGCCCTTCTCGCCCTTCTCTAGGCGCTGGCTGGGCAGGTTTAACGGGTGGAAGCTGTTTTGCTTTCGCTCGCTGGGGAACCGCTTCCACCGTGACAGGAATGGCTTCTACATCCGTCTGTGCGGGTGGTAGTGCTTTGGCTGTCGATGGTGGTAGTGCTGCTAGCCCTGTGGCTTGGACCGCACCGCCGATCGTGCGGCCTGCAACCGTCTGGATTGCCTTGCCCCCCAAAATTGCCGCGCCTGCCTGAGCAATCCCTGCTGAGGCAGCGTTGACAGCCCCATCAATGGCACCTGTCAGCGCTGTAGTAATGCCATTTGCTAGCCCGAAGGCATTCGGAATATGACCCGCGATCGCGCTAGAGGCTGCATCAGTGGCACCTGCACCGGCTGCATGAAGCAATGGTGATGCCACGCCACCTACCACGTGGCTTAGCCCTGCTGCGACCCCTGCCCCACCAGGAATGAATGCAGTCGCGCCAGCAAAGAGTGCGGCTGGCACTACGGTCTGTTGAGCAATACCTTTAATTGCCCGTCCAGCCGGAACCAGGTCAAGAGCCAAAGACTCCATACCCGACGCAATTTTGTATCCAGCTTTCCCCACAGCCAGCATCACTTTGCCAGCCGTCCCAGCCGCTTGCACCACTCCTTGTACGGGTGCTGAGGCAGCGATGTCCTGCACCTTGCCAGCCGTCGCACCTGCCAGATCAGCGGCACCTCTCGCCACACTACCCACTGTTTGCGCCCCGGCTGCACGCTGTTCTAACTGCTGCTGTGCCTTTGCTCTGGTCAGGTCAAAGACTTTTGGCTCTAACTGCCTGATATCAGCGGTAGACGTGATCTGTTGGATCAGGTCTTTTTTCTTCAACTTGCCAGCGTCCTGCACCCCAACTTGCTCTGCCAGAGGCACTAGCTCTTTTTTGTTGAACTGTTTCAGCAGTCCGGCAATTTGCTGTTGCTTCTCCTGTAAAGCTTCTTCTGGTGCGATCGCCTGCACCCGACGAATTTCAGTACCGACTGCATCAAAGACACTACTAAGGGACGCGATCGCTGCATTCATCTCCTGCTGCAAGCCTGCGACTTCTTCGCGAGTTGCCGAGCCTGCCGACTGCGCTGCCCGTTGAGCGATCGATTCGATTTCGGTGAGCGAGGCTTTATAGCTGCCGATAAACTGGTCGATCGACTGATCAGACTCAGTGAAGCGTTTGGCTGCTTCCTGCTTTAAGGTGATCAGCGCCTCTTTAAAGACTGCTTTGCGAGCGGGTGCAGTAAACTTCTCGCCCTGCACTGCCACATCACTGGCTTCGCTGACAACCTGCAAGCGATCCTGTCGTTGGAGATAGTCCTGAGCGCCTCTGGCACCTTTGACTTTGGCGTTTAGCTCTGCCTCTCGTTTCTCCTGTGCATAGCGTCCCAGCTCCGGTGCAAATCTGGCAGCTTCCTCATTAGTAGGAGTGACCCGCTGCCCGATCGGTCGATTCTCTCTGGCCGCCTGAATCCCTTTAAAGGAACCAAAATCAAAATCTTCAGCGTGGGCAATTTCTTCGCCTAACGTGTCTGCCTGTTGTTGAGTCAGTGCTTGTTTGAGAACAGCATCATAAATTTTGTTGGTCGTGATGATGGCATTTTCGGCAGGCACGTACAACGACCCTGCACCACTGGCTTTGAGTCGCGCTTCATCCACCACCAACTTAGGCAGCTTTTCGGCATCAAAGGACTCACCCAAAGTACTTTGTGCTAACTCAGTAAAGGCTCTAGGCTGTTGTTCGGGGCTAACCTGGTCAAGCTGTTGCCGTGCGGCAACACGACCCTGTTTTGCTTCTTGAACAGCCTTGGAAGCGACATCACGCGCCTGTACCAGCGTTCCTAACGACTGTGATAGTGCCTGAAAATCTTGGGCAGTGGCACTGAGTTCACTTGCCAGTGGTGCCAGGTCTTCAGTTTTCGCCCCTCCCACTTCTGCCTGCTGAATGGCTATTGCTAGCTGCTCGTAGCGCTTCCCAACTTCTGTAACTTCCCGCTGCCTGGTCTGAATTTGCCGGTCAAGTGTGGCTTTGCTCTGCGTGGCACGCGCTTCGACACTTTTACTGGTCGCGATCAATTCACGAAATGCAGCAACCGCTTCTTCCCTTGCAACAGGTGTTTTTGCTGCTTGCGCCTGCCGTTGCTGACCCCGTTGGAACAGCCCTTCACGAGTAACCGTATCCTGCCCGATCGTCCCTATGACTGCTTGCCCAACTTGGCCAGGCAATTCGACTACAGATTTCAGATTCTCCTTCAGCTTTTTACGCAGCTTGGTGTCTTGAATCTTGTCGATCTGTTTCTCTAAGACCTGAGCAATGGTCTGGGTCTGCGTCTGAAACTCCTGCACGACAGCCGAACCGATCGCGCCCCCAACCTTTGCTCCTAATAGCTCAGAACTGCCAACGCTTTTAGACAGTGCCCCTTCAAAGGCAGTGGAAAGCCCCTTGCCTAGATTGCGTGAAACTTCCTGCGTTGCTCCCAGGGTCAGTCCACCCAAAATGGTGCTGATACCACTGCCTGCCAGCCTCAGCGGAGCCGTGATCAGGCTCCCAAACCCACTGAACAGACCACCACCGCGCACTTTTTTGAAGGCTTGCTCAACGCTGTTGCCCAGCGATGTTTCAATGCCTTTGGAGTCAATTTCTACTTTCTGCGTCAGCGCACCCAGCGGTTGAGTGTTGGCATAGCGGAGGATCACAGGCACGTCAATCGCGCTAATCTGCGATCGCAAGGCTCCGGCATCTACGCGGAAATTCACGTCGATGTCGTACCGTTTTTGAATCGACTTGAGCCGCCCATCCAGTGCTTCTAGCTGTCTCAGGTCAACGCGAGGGGTGAGGGGTGTAGCTTTAAAGGCTTCATTGACCTGGGCAAAATGTTTTTGCTTGAGGTCTAAATGTTTGTTGAGCGCTGTCAGTTCACGATCGTCCACTCGTGCTGTCAGCTTGAGAGTACGTTCGCCCGCATACGCTTTAAGCTGGCGATCGACCGTTGTCGTATCCAGCACTGCCTTGACTGTAAGCGTGGCGCTAAATGCCTGTAGCTGCTTTTGCAGGCTGCTGGTGTCAGCGTTCAAACCGACAGCGATCGACTCCAACCGCACACCTTTAAGCTGCTGTTGGAGTTGAGGCAGGTTAAGTTGTAAGCCCAGCGCGATCGGCTTTAATTGGAGCGTTTCCAAATCGCGCAGTTCTCGATTAAAGCGACTCTGATCAAGCCGCAACTCAATCGCAGCACTACCAACGACTTCGGTCATTCCAATCGCCCAAAAGCTTGCAGAGTAGAGTTCCTACAGGCAAGCAACGGGGCATCCTGAACTATGACTTAGTTGGAGCAATAGCCCGTGTCAAAAACTCGCAGAAATTGGTATTTGCTCGGCGGCTGGATTGGTATGGCGATGCTGTTTGCGATCGTGAAAGGGTTTGCTGATCCATGTGGCAGCGCTTCTGAGCAACTGAAAGCAGTGAGAGACGATCGCAAGCGTATGGAAGATCGCTACGATTTCATTGGGTTAAGGGTGAATGACCCTAAACTATGGCAAGCAGAAGAAAGTGTGCGAAAATCGTGTCCGCAACGCCCTTAGCAGGACTACTCAATCCTCATGCAATTTCGTTATCAAAATCTAGGGCGAGACATTGACGTACTGGTTGAGCTGCCAGCAGCCAACGTCAAAGCCATTAATGACTTCATTCAGCAGCAGCGAGAGTTGATTCTGCGCTACAAACACTTTGACAATGAACATCATTGGACTCCAGCAAACATTGCTCAAGCGGGCATGGCGATCGCTAGCCGGCAACCGGATGCAGCGATTTGGCAAGACGTAACGGATAACAACATAAGGGCTGCACTGTACGCCTATCGCCAACAAGCGATCGCTAAGGTTTAGAGTCGCCTAGCGAAAGCACACGCCATAGAAGACAAATGCTTTAATGGAAGTGAAACATTTGTTCTATGCAGGTGTTTAGGGCTGCTGCTCCTCAAGTACCTTGTCTATCGGCAGACAGGTCAAGGCGGACATTTCCGAGTTTGAGATACCGTAGTTCTTGGCCTCCTGGAAGAAGGTGTGAGCTGCTTGGTCGTGGATGCCCTGCATATTAGCGGCAAGGGTGCCCTGCATGCCGACAGCTGCATGATAGACCTTGACCTGATTCTGATGACCGCTGACGTACCTACGGATGTAGTCGAAAATTGAGGAGGCGCGCACGGGCGGAGCGGGGAAGCCATTGAGCTGGCACCACTGATCGAACTGTACGCCGTATTTGCCCCACATCAGGACGCTGAAGCCGTAGCCTGCGGGCTTCAGGCTTTCGTCGCAGTCGTCTAGCGTCACTGGCGGGTTGCAGGTGTAGAGCAGGCGATTGGCTATCTGGTGGCACTGGCCGTCCCAACCCCGGAAGCCACTAGCCCGGATGCCGCAGGTCTGCACGCCGTTAACGTCGTTATGGCCATAGATCTGTTGGTAGGGATGCTGCGAGTCAATGTAGTAACCAGTGGCCATCTTCACGGTGGTGTTCAGCGAGCATTTCGACGTGATGATGTTGGATGTGGTGTTCAAGCCATTGTTGCCGCCAGCGCAATCGAAGTAGGTGTTCTTAGGGTCTTCCGAAGAGATGACCTGTGCCCAAGTATGGTCAACCCATCCTTGAGTAACCTGATCTTGAGTAGGGGCCTTGCCGATGCTCATGGTCGATTCGATCGAGCCGATGACGTAGGCGCTGCTGAAATTAATATAGGTCTCGGGCGGCATCCAGAAGGTCGATCCGTTCCCGATTGTGTCGCTCACATAGCCAGTGGCGTACCGTGTGATCGTCGTGGGGTCGTAGACATAGATCTTGTCCAGCGCCCAAGCGTCGGTGAAAAACCAGTTGTTAGCGCCGAAGCGGATATTGATGCCTTTAAGTCTGCCAAGGTTGGGTAAGGTGAGCTTGAAGCGGTCGTCGCTGCCGCGCTCGAAGGGGTTCCTGTTGCTGAGGGGCGTTTTCATCTCAACATAGACCGAGCTTTGGCTCTCGCCCACAAGCGAGACTTCGACCTTATCGTCAGTTCCGGCGAGCCAGTTGTTGGAGGTGTACACTTCGACAATATAGTCAACGGTGGCCGGAGCATCTTGCGCAGCAAAGCTACGGGTCGCAACGGTTGAGCGGCCACCGCCAAAAGTCGGGGGCGTGGCCGCTATAGCCCAGCTAAGGTTCGCCCCCTTCTCGCTGCTGGCTCCAAGCGTCAGCCCCGATCCTATAGCGCTCATCTTGACCGGCAGTCCTGAGGCCTTGTGAATCAACTGACCCAGCTTGAACTCAAAGCCCTGCGCCGTGTCCGCGGGATCGTATTTGGCCAAGGTTATCGATGCCCCGGGTGCCGCCGTTCCGCTGACTGCCAGAGCTTGCGCCGTAGCGCCGCTGAGATAACTGTTCTGCGAAACGCACCAGAGTTCATAAGGCGCGTCGTCAGCCTTGGTCTGCACCGTGAGCTGATTAGATGCGGAGCCCGAAATCACCTGAGCGACATTGGCATTGAAGATGAACTGCGGTGCCGAAAGGGTGATGAACTGTTGGTTCTGATCAGAGGCGTTCAGCGTCGCCAGCTTCAGTTGGTAGGGCGATGGGGTTCTTGTAGAGGTATCCACGGCGATGGCGAGGTTGGGTGCCCCGACCGCGGTGATGGTTCCATTGTTCCCTAAAATCCATTGCTGGTTGGCGGCGGCGGGATCGGTCGCAGCGAGCACGATGCTCGCCCCCGCATTCAGGCCGCCTTGCGCTGTCAGAGCAAGACCTGTGGCCATGTTGAGGATCTGGTTGTTGTCGTAGACGCAGTAGTGCTCGCTGACCTGCCCAGTCTTGGGTGCCAAAGTGACGGGCGAACCGGCCACCGGATTAACGGTATGGAAAATCTGACCTGCGCCGATGCTCAGGAACACGCCGCAGCCGAGGCGATCAGGCATCAGTACGCCGCGGTAATCTACGGCACCAGAACCGATGGATTGACTTGAGCCGGTGAAGTTAAAACGCGTTTGCCCGGTCGACCAGTAGTAGGGGTTGGAGTTGTCAGGCGCGAAGGTGATATTGCCCGAATTGGGATTGCCTTGCAGCGGCCAGATGATTGCGTTACCGGAGATGACCACATCGTTCATCACCTGGTTGTTCTGGACCACGAAGCCCATACTGGTCAAATAAAGCTGGGTGGTGGGGTTCCATGTTCCGCTGGTTCCGCCCCATTTGACGGCGCAGTCGTAAACACCGCTGAACAAGAACAGCATGGAAGGTGCGTTGCCAGCGCCGACAGCAGGGGCATCGGTGCTAGCGTCCACCTTGCCTGAAACTTGTGCAGCGTTATTTTGTCCAGAAAATTCGGCCAGCAGGCCCTGCTCTACCGACCAATAGCCCACCAGATTGGCCGCGCTGGGGGGCAGGCGCGTCGAGTAGCCTGCCGCGATCTCAGAGGCGTTGCGGGCTCTGTTCCAGAGCCTGACCTCCGAAACCGCACCCGTAAGATTGCGGTAAGGTTCCTGTTGCTGGTCCACCGTGCCGATGGTCAGGCGATAACCGTTGCTGACATCCAGCGGCGGAGAAGCGTTGCCGTGTGGCGTTCCGCTAATCGGTTGGCCATCGAAATAGAGGCTGATGGTCGTACCTTGGCGTACGGCGGCGACATGGTGCCAGATCCCGTCACACACAGAGGTGGCTACGCTGTTCAACTCGTAGAAGCCAAAGCCGTTGTCGGTAGCGAACTTGATGGTGCCGTCCGGCCGAGCCACTAGGAGGAAGCCGCCGTTGCCGTTGCCGCCGTCGGTAGATTTCTTGCCAACGATGGTGCCGCTGGCCATGGTCTTGACCCATGCTTCAACAGTGAAGTCATTGGTTCCGAAATTATAGGCAGATATGGCGTTAGCGTAGAGATAGCCGCCGCTTAAGTTCAGTGATGAAAAGCTCATTACAACCTTCTTTACTAGTTAATGTTGTGATAGACCCACTTTTCTTAGGTCACAGTAGCCGCCGTTATCGACTTTCGTTCGCCTAACGGCTTTGGTGCATGATTAAAAAAAGGACAGATTAGCCTTGAGGTAGTCTTGGTACTAAGCTTCAACCTCATAGCTATCGGGCTTAGCGCTCCCAGTCATCCGATTGAGCGCAGCATATTTGATGAACAGTTCCACGGCTTGCTTGTCAAACTTACGCGCACTCAGATTGTCTCCAAAAATGGTCTTGAGGCGAAACATCATGGTTTCAGCAATCGAGCAATAATAATAGCTAGGATGTTGTTTCCAGCGTTTGCGTCCATACTTACGGACCGAGCGCAGGTTCTCATCCCGTTGGTGCGGCTTGCTTTTGCAATTGCCATGCTGCCAAATCTTGGCATCCTTGCGCGCGGGAATTACCGCTTTGGCTCCTGTGGTCACAATCTCGTCATAGCAATGGCGATGGTCGTATGCTCCATCGGTAGAGACTTAACTTTATCGGGTCTTTAACGGCTTCCAACACATCGTTGAGCACTTCTCTATTATGGAAATCATTGGTTGTGACCACTGCTGTCAGGATTCCGCCCGTTGCCTCATCCCCTCCCAGATGTAGTTTGCGCCATGTGCGTCGCTTGCTCACTTCATGCTGACAGGTTTTCTATTTCCCTCCGCTATACACTTTCACCCTCTGTTAAATCTATCACCACATGGCAAACACCCTTCTTCGGCACCCTTCCGCAACCCCTCTTCATGCAACAATGCCTCGCCTAACTATTATTAGGCGAGGCATTGTTGCATAACCCACCTTTACAGTTGAGTAGGCAGAATCTTTTTATATAGCACCTCGTTTTGGGTGGATAGGTTAAATCTGTCGGCAAAATACGCTGATTGTGGTACATAGGCAGAATCTGACGGCAGCAGGACTTTTTGGAGGAAACGTGAGACACTCACAACCCTGGACTAAATTTGGCGTAAATTGCTCATTGGTTATCCTCTAAATCCCCGATACACTTGCTTCAATTAGTACCTACAAACAAGCTGAAGCCACGATTCTTGCGTTGCACTTCTGCTGTTAGCAGCAAAATTTAGGAGGCATAATTTGAACTTACGCTGACGGAAACACCAGGGGTGATTGAAGCGGTGCGCGCCCTTAAGCCGCGATCGCAAACTCAGCATCTAACACCCACCGCCGTTCCCCAGGTGGCATCTGCACCCGGAACAATGTGTCAGCATCCACATCCCGCAGCGCTAACTTGCCGTGCCGTTTCGTGCTGATAAATGCCAGCGGACAGCGCACTGTATCACCGTCGATGATCGGCATGATCAACAAAATGCCATCACCAGCCCAGGCACGCACTCGACCAGGCAACGGCTTCCCATTGCCTTTATTGGCACGCAGCACATCCATTGGTGCCATCGCCACAGCCCAACCAGGCAGCTTGTTCTCTTTGGTCAACGCAAAGAATGCATCGCAGGCAGGAGCCGGAATTTTGATCTTGTGATCTTTCGGTTGAAAGTAGAAGAAATCCGATGCCTTCGCGGGTTCCCCTTTCTTGGGGTCACGGTTGGCATTGATAAAGGCACTGGTCAGCGTGGCAATGCCCAACTCTTGATGGTGCAGCACCTCACATTGCAATTTTGCTCCATGCTCAAGCGCCTGAAGAATCAACCAAGTCGGTTGAAAGCCAAAATTTTCGGCATGAAAGCGCGAGTCGTGCGCCCAATAGCGCTGAATCCGCCAGAAGATTCCTTCCCAGTCTGGATCTTCTGGCGCTTGAGCTAGGAGTTTCCCAGTGCTTCGTCGGTTAGCGGTTCTGTGGGTGCTGCCTCGACCCAGCCTGATTCTTCTTTTTGGGCAAACAGCGCAATCTCTTTCACCAAGTCGGGGTGAATGAGGTCAGTGTTGATGGTATCTTCCAGTGTCCAGTCTTCATGACGCATCACGCGAAAGCGCAAAATAGCGGTTGCCAGCATTAAAAGCCGCTGTTCGTCTGCTTCCTCTACCATGCCTTGGAAGGTAATCAATTCGCTCAGGAAATCACTGAGCGCTTCTGAATCGCCCGTGGTCAACGCTTCGTAAACAACTGTCAGCCGTTGCCCTGTGGTGGAGGCAATGTCAGAAGCTAGTTTAACCGCTATTTTGCGAATGTCGATCGGGTTCTGGGCTTTGAGAAAGCGCCGTTCTACTGGAGTAATGTCTTTCAGCTTCGGAATATTGATGGTGCCGATCGCTTCGTTGCCAACAAGAACGGTCTCAACGGCTTTAGGCTCAACAACAAATGGTAATTTCATGGCAGTAAATCTTTTGCTCAACTGCCTGTGTCGTTCCCACCTCACGCAATGGTAGGAACCATGAATCAGACAGTCCTTTTGCTCAACTGCGACTGCCAAACAAAAAGCTCATCTAGATTTAGATGAGCTTTTTGTTTGATAAGAGCCAAAACGTAATACAGACAGGGGTTTCAGGGTAAAATAGTACAAGCGCGATCGCACTCTGCTGGGAACAGAACACGATCGCTAATCACTCACTTTGATCCACCAAAGGAGCAACTTTGTCTAACTTACCGTTTTTAGCGGCGGGTTTTCCGCTGCACGAGTCGTTGAAGGCTGTGCCTACTTCTACTGGGGTGTATGCCATTCATTGCAGCGTGAATGATTTCGTCTATTTTGGTTCTGCGGCTGGGCTTGGGTTCCGCTCTCGCTTCAACCGCCATGTAAAGGAGCTACAGCGTGGCATTCACCACTCGCCCATTCTGCAAAAACACTACGATCGCTACGGTGCAGAGCCTTTCTCGTTTCACATTCTGGAGCTTTGCTTACCAGGGCAAGCTCTCCAACATGAACAAACCTGGATTGATCTTCGAGGTGTTGGCTCTAAAAACAGAAGTTTTAATATTGCTGCCAGGGCTGGCATTGCACCGTCTCGACTCGGTGAAAAACAGCGCCCTGACACTATTGCTAAGAGGGTTCAGCACCGATTAAACAACCCTTTACCGCCAGAAGTGATGGAGCGAATTAAGCAGGGGATAGCTGAAGCAAACTCGCTGGCATATGTTGTCACTTCTCCAGAAGGGAGAGAGATGAGCATTAAAAATCTGACAAAGTTTTGCAGAAACAACGGTTTAATTGCTGGACAGATGATTAACGTTGCGAAAGCGATTCATGATCAGCATAAAGGTTGGCGTTGTCGTTATACAAACGAGTCGAAAGAAGAACATCAGTCTAGATTAAATCGACTCAGACGTAACCGTGAGTATCTTGTGACATTTCCAGATGGTAGCGAGTTCGTTGTCAAGAATCTCAAACAGTTTTGTCGAGATAAAGAATTGAGCTACGCAGCGATGGCAGCTATTGTTAGAGCCGTTCATCTTCAAACTCATGATGGCTGGAAATGTCAACTGGTTAATGAGCCTGAAGTCATTCGACAAAAACGGCTGGCATTGCAAGGAAAGAACAAACGCTATATTGTCACATTCCCTAATGGGCAGCAGGCAGAAATTGAGGGCTTACCTGCTTTCTGCAAAGAGCATGAGTTGTGTTGCTCAACCATGACCAAAGTAGCTTTGGGCAAGCACTTTCAGCACAAAGGGTTTAAGCTTCGTTATGCCGAAGACTCGATCGACGATCGCAACGATCGCTTGAAACACCGCAAAAATAATCGAGAATATATCGTCACCGATCCAGACGGCAATGAGTTTTTGACCAACAGCCTTAAGAGCTTTGCTCAAGCGCATAATGTTAGCCATTCCGCCTTGAGCAAGCTTGTGTATGGCGAAACGCTAGATGGCAAAACCGGATGGCAATGCCGTCTAGCGTGGGAAACGGAAGCAGAACGACGAGCGAGAGTATTAGCCAAGTTCAAAGCGAAACGCCTCAAGGATGGCTGATACTTAGCTGTAGTGTTTGAGGGTGGGAGTCCCTCGGCCTTTAAACGTGAGTTTCAGATTTGTTACTAATCGCTTTCGCGATCGGCTAGGTCATTTCTGCCTAACTCTATACCTTCTGTTTCGGTATAGCTCGGAGCACACCTTCATCCTTTTTAGGATGTCCAAGTCCCTCTGCTCTCTACGGGGTGTTAGCTTTCGCTAGCGCACTTCCCTCGGTATTAGCATCTCAGCCTTCACCGATTTGGACGAATTTTCATCACTGCATTACTACAGTGCGGGGCAAAGCTGTTTACCCGTAATCACGCCTTCTGCTGGATTCGATTTTGAGAAATCGGTGACATCAGCCAAACCCTGAATCGATTCCCCTTCGGTATAGCCGGCGGGTACGGGGTCAACTTTTTTGACCCAACCACGAATGCCAGCGATCGCATTCTGAGCCGCATACGCCAGCCGGAAGTAACCCGGATCAGATGGCAACACGTTAAACGAGTAGCTGACCTGCCAGCTAGCGCCTGTCACCTTACCTGTAGCGTATTTCAGACCCTTACCGTACACCTGAGATTCGGTGTCTTTAGCCTGAATTTGCTCGTCCGAGGTTGTCCCACCTTCCAGTAAGAGCAGCCCGTAGTGGAGCGCGATATCGCCACTCGTCAGAGCTGCTGCCAACGGTTCCACCACCAGTTGAGTGTCACCTGTTTTGGCGTGCTGAGTGATGTAAGCAAACTTAGGAGCCGCCGAGAAGTAATAGCCAACAGCATTATCAGGGAGCGCAACTGGCAATGGATCGACACTTACCGCTGTAGCAGCAGAGGCAGCAGCAGCGGATGTCTGCACTGAGAAGCCAGCCTCAAAGAAATGAATGGTGGCATTGTCAGGAATGGCACCGCCTAGCGCTGTTGAGGTCAAGCTGGTGGCATTGGCAGTAGCAGGTTCAGTCACCGTCACCAAAGTTGCAGGCGCAAACTTGAGGACACTGCCAGCCGCTACAGGCTTGGTCAGTGCGGTCACTGGAATCACGGCAGCGCCTTGAGTGGCAGCACCGCTAGTGGTCAACAAGACATTAGGTGGTGGAGTCAGTGTCTCCAGTGCTAATAATTCAGCGGGCATGATACCGAAGTAGATTTCAGTCTCTACACCGATTACAAAATCTTGAGCGGACATGAAGGAAGCCCTCGCGAGGGTGGTCGCTTGTGTTGTTCCCTCGCAGCGCTAGCCTTACCTGAGCGTCAATCAGCCCCGTAACCGCGCAAACTCGCTGAGTTGAACGATTTTGACGCTGACCTGTTCCCGAATATTTTTCTGTTGGTTTGCCCCAAGGAGTACCGATCTCATATTGGGAAACGCCAGTTCCATTTTGTCGATCGCACCCTGTAGAGTATGGTTGCCCTGGTGCTGCACCAAAAACAGTTGCCATGTCCGTTTGCGTTGCACACCCTGATAAACGCTGTTATGGTCGCGCTCAGGACTGCGCCGAATGATAATTTCTAGCCCAGTGATGGCGCGATCGTTGGGGCGTGACTCTCCTGAATCCTGAATAGCGATCGCGGGTGTATCGTTAGTTTTTGGCGGTTTGCCAATGGTGTAGGTGCCCAGTTCATCGGCTAAAAGGAGAAGGAGGCGATCGCGCAACGCTTCAACGTTCATAGTCCTAGCTCCTGCTTTAAACCATTGGCAAAATGTTTCGCCACGTTCATGTTTTCCTGTGCTGCCTTATCCCACTCACGACCGGGATAGATCTCTTGAGCATCCGTCCAGCCTGTGTACACAACGGCAGCGTGGTCACACTCATAGGCGATCGTGCCAATGATCAGATCGCCCTTCTCCTCAATCACCACCGGTTGCTGCGAGTCCAAGAGTTCCCCAGTATCGTTAATGTCCCGTGGAGAGCCAACGATCGACCCATTTTCACGCTCTGTTTTCCTGCCAGTCCACTCCCACTGTGGAGTATCTAATTCTTCCTGTAGCTGCTCCGCATACACCTCAGCCGTTTTCGTAAAGGCTTTGGTAATGCCAGCGTTGAGCTTGGTACGGTCGAACTTAACGCCCATCGCTTGGTTCCACTATTGATTCAACCAGCCCGGTTACAGTAAACGAGCCACTGTAGCAGACTGTTCTCGTGAGTAGCCGCTGATTTTTGCCTTCTCCACTGAGCAGAAGAGTCCCCTCCTCATCACTGTGAAATTCAATTTTGAGCAGCACAACACCATCAGCCGGAATCAAAAGTTCAATGTTGCAGGCGTGCCCCAAATCTACGCCATCCAACGTCACAGCAGTTCGGTTCCCCCTGCCATCAGCAGGTGTCTTCAGTTCAAAATTCATTGTCCTTTTGCCTCTTGAGGTTGGACTGTAGCTAGTTTGAGTAAAGCTCCCGCGATCGCGTTGATCGCAAACTCCATTGCCAGGCATTCTGCCTGCTGGCTGGTATCTGGTTCAAACGGTGCCATGTAGCTGCGTGGTGTACATATCCATTGCAGGCACAACTTTCACGTCTACATCCCAATCAGCTAGACGCAGCCGATTTTGCCATTCCTGGCATTTCTGCTGCATCTGCTGCTCTAATGTGGGTTCTGTGGATGTCGTTTGTTCCGATGCAGTCATGGTCTCAGGGTGTAATGGTGCCCTGGTGTTCCCGCAGGCATCAGCATTTCAGCACGGCTTTCGCTCGGTTCAGGTAGCCTTGCCGTTCTGACAAGCCGTTATAGCCACCATTGACGCGACGGGTAATGCCGCGCAAATCATCCTGGTCTGCCAGTGCCGACAGATTGCGTGAGTTCCAGTACCAAAAGGCGCTATTTACGCAATCGGGCAAAGCTGCCAGTCGTGTGGGATTGGCAACGTAATCAACGCCAATGTCCTTAGAAATTTGGGCATAGTTTGCCCGTCCCGTCACCTGGATTAAACCTCTGCCTTTAAAGCGCACACCGTCCCCCGGCTGGGTGTTGCCTAAATCCTCACGCCATTCGTAATCGGCACCAGATGCATATTCTTCCTGGGCGTTGAAGCCGTCTGATTCGTGCGCTACCTGAGCTAGAAAGTGGCAGATTCGCAGTGGCGTGTTGATGCCAAAGCGATCGAAGCCTTGGTTTAGCGGTGCCACGAAGGTCTTTAATTTCTCTGAGCTGGCAGTCAACGTGATGTTGTAAAGGTTATCCAGCGTGAGGTAAATGGTTTGCTTGGGGGTTAGTCGCCACAGCGCAGCAAACTGAGTCAGTACGTCTGGAGCGATGTTTTGCTGGAGGTAGGTTAAAGCCTTTGCCTGTTCAGGAGTCTCCCGATAGTATTTGGCAACATCGGTCAGGTTGATCGGCGTTTGTGGCGATTCAGTCATGGTCTCAGGGCGTAGTGGTGCACTGGTGTTCCCGCCTTTCGCCATCAGGCATATTTAGCCCTGTCCGTTTGAAACCATCCTATGATTTTAGTCCCGGCACTGGATTCCACCAACGCTCCAATCCCTTCCCTGCCGTAAGGTGGGTTAATCGGGTCGTTAAGGTAAAAGAACCCTGGCTGACCGCTCCACGTTGCCGCTGCCCAATTTTTTGGCAGGATGCTATGCGGCAACACCATTGGCTCCAGGCAGTAGCCCTCCAGCAGCAGCGCGCTCTCATCAATTTCTGGCGCACGCTGAATTTTGCTATTGGAAAACGTTAGCGTTTTGACTTTGAGCATAGCAATCACGCGGATGCTGGTTGTCTCTGCAACAGCATTCCCCATCTCATCTTGAGTCAGGTCGCCTGTGGGCACCTCAAACACCAGCGTCGTATTGCGGACAAAATCGGGAAATGGACTCGCCATACAAGAAAGCCCTCACAGGGAGGGCGAGTTAAAGGGTTGATTTATGTGTCAGTGTTCCCTACTCTGGGTGGCGAATTTGGACGATCGCCGCTTCAAACCAGGCAACCTGTTCTGATGTCAGGTCACGCTGTACCGTGCGAAACGCCCAACGGGCATCCAGGTCAGGGCAAGTAACCGCCATCTCGCGGATCACCTGACGCAATAGTTCCAGGTCTTGCTGGCGAATTGCATTGCCCAGCAGTAGGGCAAGCTCGCCCGACACTTGATTAGCTTCGTCTAAGGGTGCCATAGCCATACGCTTGATTGGGGATTTCTAAATACAGTGCTGCGGTCAATTCTTGAATCCACTCCGCCCGTAGCGTGTCCATACCATCGGTCTTTGCCCCTGGTTGCCACTCTAGTACATCCGCTTTAATCAGTGCACTGCTGGCATCACCAAGGGTAGCCATGCGCTTGGTGCGGTTGCCGTCCAGGTTGTCCAGCAGCTCTTGCACCGTGGCGATCGAGTCTGGCGATTCCTTCTCCACACGGCTCATGGCAGTGCGAAGAATATCCAGATAGGTTTTCTCGGCTGGCACTTTCAAGGCACGCCGAATGCGTTCCAGGTCGGTTGGTGCAGTAATGGTGTTCCAGGGCATGAGGGAGAGGGGAGAGGGGAGAGGGGAGGCTAGTGACACGATGTTCTCTAACCTCCTTACGCCGCTAGGGTTCCCCTGTTGAGAATGGTCGGTTTGGGACGGCTGCTGCGACGGTAGGCAATCGAGCAACGGCAGTGAGCCTGACACGCGCAGTCAGTGCCAGGAGACACTACTAAAGCGACAGGTTTCCACTCGCCATAGGTGCTGTGGGCAAGGCATTGAGTACAATGTTTGCTGCTAGAATCCAGCGATCGCAGTGCTTGATCAAAACCTTCCCTTTCCCGGCTGATTTGCTCCGCCCGGTGAAACGTCGTATTCATCGAATCGGCATACATCGCCGCACGTCTGAGCGCTTGTTCTCTAGTGAGCTTTCCTTCATGGAGTGCCTGGGCAAAGCCATCCAGATATTGATACTGCCGTCGCAACTGATAGCCGATCGCGCCAAAATGTTGCGCCTCAGTTCGCGCTTTGCCGCCTGCACCGAGCGTACCAGCCCTTAAGTGGCTATCTCGAAGGCTTTCAGCCATACGGAGCTGCCATTCTGCCAGCGTAATGGTTTGATTTGCCATCAGTCGGGTGTGTGCCTGCAACCGCACCTGTAGCCGTTGTTGCTCCTGGTCTACGAGGTTGCGAATCACTTCCTTGCCGACAAACTTGCCATCGGCTCTCACATAGCGCCCTGCTTTGGCGTTATAAGCAATCTCTTCAAAATTGAAAGGCATAATAACTGCTAAAAAACTGCCGCTAAAAACCCTTGCGGGGAAAAGGCGGCAGCAGGAGGAACTGTATGTATCTGCGTCAGCGTTCCCGCACCTTTGCCTTGAGATAGCGGCGCAAGCGTGGGCTAGCAGTGTCGATCGCCCGATCCAAATCAGCCTGAGTGAAGTTCGTGAGCTGCATCAGCGTGCTGAGCGCGATCGGCGCTCCAAGTGGCTGAATCGGTTCTGTGGGTGTAGTCACTTTTTCTTGCCGAATAAACGTGCTCCAACGGAAGCAAGCGTATTGCCTAAACGTAGCCAACCGACTGCTTTACCTGTCTTTGCCAAGCCTTCTTGACTGATGGCATCGGTGATATCGGCGGCAGTGCCAAACCCGTCTGCAATCTTGTCTCCAGCGTTTCGTTCTGTCATGGTCAAGCCCTCAGCTTTTGCCCTCTGGTATTCCTACGCAGCAGCAGGAAGTGATTGCTTTTGCCGATCGGCTTCAGCCGCGATCGCTTCAGGAGTCGCCAGGGCTAACGGGCGTTCACTCGTGTAGGCGGAGCCTGTATCGCCCCCTTCTAGTGACTTCAGCTCCGACTCGATATCCGCATCCGCAGGCAACCACTTCCGCTCTAGCAGCATTTGCAGCGCTAATTTGTTGGAGATCTTCACGCCCATCGCATCCAGAATCACTTGAATTTCTTGCGGGTTGGCAGGCGTTTGTAAAATCGATTCATTGACATTGATGGAACCACCCTCTGCTTCCCCGGTGTACTGCACCCACAAAGCAAAAAGACGCTGCAATGTCGATTCTTTGCGCCGTGCCATGTTCTTCAAGTTGCATTGGGTTTGGGCTGTGTCCATCACCACTTCTGTCGCGGTTTTTGCTGCCTCTCCACCCGTCAAAAAGGCAAGGCTCATCCGATCCAT